ATGAAAAAGACACTACTTTCTCTCATCTTGCTGGCCTGCACGGGGAGTGCCCTGGCCGCACCACAGGTCATTACCGTCAGCCGTTTTGAAGTGGGTAAGGACAAATGGGCGTTTAATCGTGAAGAGGTGATGCTGACCTGCCGTCCGGGGCACGCCTTGTATGCGATTAACCCAAGCACGCTGGTGCAATACCCTTTAAATGATGTCGCAGAGCAGCAGGTCGCCAGCGGCAAAAGCAGTGGACAGCCAATCAGCGTTATTCAGATTGATGATCCCGCGCATCCGGGGCAGAAGATGAGCCTGGCACCGTTTATCGAGCGTGCAGACACGCTTTGTTAATCTTCGGGTTTCCAATAAAAAACCGCAGATGCTTGCGAAAGCACTGCGGTTTTTCACTTTTAATGATGCTCATACGCTTTTTTTCCGACCGCTTTAACTGAGGACTGGAAAACCTGGCGTCGTCATCTATTCTTAAAAGGCAAGGCGACTTAGCCTGCATTAATGCCAACTTTTAGCGCACGGCTCTCTCCCAAGAGCCATTTCCCTGGACCGAATACAGGAATCGTATTCGGTCTCTTTTTATCTGCCTTATAAATCAGTTAGTTACAAGGCGCGACACGAAATTACACGAAAAATGCACGAAATCACATATCCGGTCTTTTGTGCCTGTTACAACAATGTAAACACTTTCTCCCTCACATCCAAGTATTTTTCTGTCATTAATTTCGATGTATGACCGAATAGTTTCTGGACAAAATCTTTTCCCCGACTCGCTTCATACGTTCGACCCGACAAGCTTCTGATCTCATGGAAAGAAGGGGGATGTTCAGAAAACTCCAGCCCCGACAATTTCCTCGCCTTCACAAAACCTTTCGTCAAACTGTCCAGATGAATAGCTCCGTCAGGACTGTTTTTTCGCTTGCCGGCACTTATCAAAAAATCGGTTGTGCTCAGCAAACGACAGCGATCAATGATTGCGCTCAGACGTATTCCATTCAGTGACAGGGATAACGGTATGGCAATCATTGCCCCCGTTTTAATCTGGGTAACATGTAAACGGTCATCATAAACATCGGTGAACCGCATGTTCGCTATATCCTCGCGGCGCTGAGCGGTTACCAACGCAAGATCCATCGCGAGTGGTAACCAGGGCGATAAAGTATCAGCTGCGGCTCTGATCGGTCCGTACATTTCCAGGCTTAGACGTTGACGGAAGACGACGATCTTTGGCGTTCTCGTCGGTTCAACCGGATTGAGTGTCAGGGCACCTTCGGCAATCGCCTCCCGAAAAATATCGATCAGCACAGAGCGCATAGTTGCGGCCATGGTCTTTTTTCCTTCTGCGATCCATGTATCGAGGAAATCAGCTATATGGCGAGTGTTTATCTTGTTCAGTATCAGCTTACCCATTTTTTCATTGATGGTAGCAATCTGCCCCGCACGCACTTTATAGGTATTGGCCGCCAGCTCCCTGCGCTTTAGTATGACGCTGTAACGTTCAAGCCAATCACTCAGGGTTAGCTGTTTTTCGTCCGTGATTCGCTGCAGTAAACCACTAGGCGTAAAGTTATTGGTAATATAATTATTAGCTTCGATAGCCTGAGCTATCGCCTGGCTTTTTGAAAGTCCATCGAGAGGAAATTCTTTTCCACTAACAGGATTACGCCAATAATACTTTTTATATTTTTTCCTATACGTTAGATTTCGCGGTAGATCGCGATTGTATTTCCTGCTCATGTTCAATCCTCTCCAGTAAGCTGCTTTTTTTACCAGTTCGGCCATTTGGGTTTTGATGTTGGATTTTGCTACACGCTTTATTTGGCTTGATATAAAAAGCATCATGTTGAACTTTATATTCACGCCCGTGTTTTTCTGGAGGTGGGTAAATATTCCCGTTCCTCGCCCAGCGTTGCAAAGTTCCAATAGGCGGCGGATCTTGATAGACATCGCTCGCCCACTCTTTGAGTGTCAAAAGCATGTGTTACCCCATGACCGACCAGCAAGTTAACGCTGGTCGGGTATCAAAACTGAATTACGAAAATCACTTGTATTGCTTGGCTAATTCGAGCGCTCGCCTGGCCTGTATTGGTGCATAGTTCATAGCTGATATTGTTTCACCATCAAAGAAAGATGCGCCAACATTGGTTTGCTTAACCATCCGAATCTGCATATTTAAAAGAGCCTCAATTGCTACACATAGCTCCTGCACTATTTGCACTGGTGGGGCGGTGTAGACAAGAATGACGCGGCGCTGGTCTGCGTGCGGAGTAACAGGATTGGCTTTAAAAAGATATCCGCATCCGTCTTTATCAACGCTTCGCAGCTCCTGCTCGTCAGTCCAACCAATCGGCTGGCTTGCGGCTTTCTGAAATTTATGAAGATCTGCGTCTTTCTCGGCTAATTCATCCAGCAGCGCATTAGCTTCATCTGCCCGAAGCGTCACTGAGTCAAAGCTTTCACTCTGATTTTTTATTTTTGCAATCAGAGTCTGTTTGTCGATGTTGCTAATTGGGCTGTTAGTCATTCCATGCCCCCAGTTCGTTCTTAATTTCTTCGTCGATTTCGTCTGTTGTGGCTGATACGCAAAGGTGTGCGTAGGCCTTGCGTTTGTACTCTTCGCGATGCTTGTCATACCATTCAGAAAATTCAGGAGACCAGCCATAGGTTGATCCGGTTATGTCGATTCGCGCCATATCTTCAGCCATACGCTCAACCATACAGTCGGCAGTTATCAGGCCACATTCACGGATATAGCCGCGCAGGTCACGCTTGCGCCAGTACGGGCTGTTTTTCGAATCGCAGAGGCTTTTAAACTCAACCTTCCAGCGACGGATGCAACGAGCAAAAAGTGACTTTTTCATATGGCTGAACCTCCATCTTTCTGGCTGGTGCTGTAACCTTTAACTGCGCGTTGTATTTCCTTTTTCTCTGCTTCACGAATATCGATAAGTTCGTTGATTGCACGAACCAAAGAATTCATGGACTGGAAATGCCGATATGCTTCACGAAGTTTGTATAATTCATTCAGAGAAAGGTTTGGCTGTTTTTTGTTTAACATTATTTGTTTTTCCAATATTAAGAATTAAATCAATTTTTACTTCGTGCCCTTGTGTAACCTTAAAAAGTAATGCTCCACAAAAAGGGCAGTTGGAAAACGTGTCCCACACTTCACCTTCCGGCGCTTCAGTGGTTTGTAACTTCTCAAGGCATTTAGGGCAGTTATAAGCGATCAGTTTTGTTTCGTTCAGTTCTGCTTGATAAAGCCAGCGGCGATAATTAACTAAACGTTCTTTCTCTACCTTGTTCATACTGCGCTCCTGCTGCGCTGTGCTTCGATATCGCGCTGTTCGTTGATGATTTCCACAACTTCATTCAATAACTCGCCAGAAAGCGTAATAGCGCCGCTCTCGTCGATTCCTGCAAGGGTGATAAGCTCAACCAGGCGGCGGGCTTTCTTCACGCTGATTTCAGGGGCAATGACACTTCGGGTGACTTTCTTCTTGCCGGCAGCAGCGGCTACCGCTTTATCCTTTTCCAGAACTTCTGCGGCGCGACTTCCAAACTCATCAACTCGGCTCAGCGCAACGTCGAGAGATACTTCGTTATTCTCTACGCTCTTTTGAACTGCATGGTCAGCATCATTCAGGGCCATTAGCTTTTCGACAGTCGGAACTGAAAGCCCAACGTAAACGGCAATCTCGCTAACCGTGAGGTTGAAGGCCTCCATGCGCTTTATGTTTCGCGCTTTTTCCATAGGGCTAAGCGCAAGCTGATTGCAGGATTTGATCACATGCGCCTGGGCATCAATATCGCTACCCTTGAACTGAACGATACTAATCCACTCAACAGGCTGTCCTGCTTCACGGCAACGCAGAAACATGCGGTAACGTCGATGACCTTCAACAATCCAGACGCCGCCGCTATCGAGCGCCTTAACCTCAAGCGGGGGAACAGAGCCGCCAGCCATCAGATGCTGGTAAAGGCTTTCATCAGCTTCTTTGCACTTTTCCGAGTTGTAATCACGCGGGTTGAATCCCTCGATTATATGAATATCATCAAGACGAATTAACATCCGACCATCAGGGCGCTTTATCACGCCGTCTTTAAACATTTGCTTGAATGAGTTAGCCATCTTAATTACCTCTAAGCTTATTCACGTGATTCATGCATCTGGTAGGGCTGCACTGTGTCCACTGATTTTTATGCTGCATCTTCTGGCTCGGCGTGTAATAGCACACTGTTCCAGCCGGAGTTCTGAAAAGGAGGGTGTTATTGCCCTCTTCAAAAACAACGCCATTACGCACGAAGAAACTCTTAATTCTTTGATGCGCTCCATCACGGGCCTTTTTTCTACCCTCTTTGAGATAGGGTGCAATGTCGCGGAAATAATCGCCCATATCACCCATAACGTTTCCCTGTCTCACGCCCGTAATATTTTCCTTGCTGCGTATCAAATACTTTTACGCTCGCCCACTTGAAACTTTTGGTAAACAGGAGAGGGCGAACTTTAAACACTGACTTACCGCGTTTTATGTTGAACATTTTTCTTTCTCAGATTTCGACGATTAGATAACTCAGCGACTATTTTCTTTGTATAGTCAGGTGCAGAATTCAAAGACTGCGTGCGTGGATATCGTAAATCGTCATTTTTCTCTTCGATGATTTCGTTTCTGAATACGAACATATAAGCCCCCGAAACAGGCCGCATAGCGGCCCTTTGTTTCATCGAACCGAAAGAGTTTCAGGTCCACGCTCAACCAGGGCACCAGGTACTTTGTTTAAAAGTTCCTCCGGCACCTCTTCACCTTTCTCGCGTAAATCTTCAATGGCTTTTAGCGCATCTGTCAGGATTTGTTTAATTTTATCCTTCTGAATTTCATTAATTACTTGTGTGCGCGATTCAACGAATTCATCCGGAATTGCATCTTCATCGACAATTTTTAAAGAGACTGAGCCTTTCTTGACTGAATAGGTGTGAAGCGTAGATTTAAATTGCTTACGTCCAGATGTTTGTAAGCACTCAAGTAAATACTGGCGCAGACTTCCGGCCTGACGCTGCCAGTGTTTAGCTCTTTCAGTCAAACGGATAGCTTCTTTCTTACAGGCTTCCTGTTTAGCTTCAAAATCTTTAATGACGGACATCGTGGCATCAAATTTGTCTTCAATCATGCCTTCGATACCCTCAAGGGTATCAGCAAGGGTTTGAGCATCAATATCGCCGCTTTCGCCGAGGGCAAGAACCTTGCTAATTTCGTTTGCTAAATCAATCGTGCGGTTGCTCATGCTTTTTCCTCCAGCTTAGAAAGACACTCGCCTTTAATATCTTCCAGGCGGCGTAAACGGCCCTCAAGATATTTGACGTATTCTTTATCGTTAATATCTTTGGCGGCTTTTAAGTGAATGCTTACAGCTCGCGTCAGACTGCTCGCAATTTTAGATACTTCGTTTTGTGAAACGGCGTTACGCATGGTTTCAACGTTCTGTTTAAAACGTTCGTCAAGTTCTTCACGAATGCGGGTTGAGTCCTCCGCTTTCTCGGTCGCATCTTTAAGGCCAAACTCAATGACGCTTTCCGCTTTATAAGCCGCATCGTCATAAAGCCCGAGCCATACGTCAGCGCAGAAACCTAAACCGGAGAGACATTTTTTGATGGCATCAGTGAGCGATTTTTTATGAACTTCGCTATCGCAAAAGATCCCGTTCTTTGTTGTCTGGCGATAGGGTGTGGAACCGAAGTTTTCTACAATCCCTTTTTTACCGTCTTTGATGTACCAAAGACCAATTCTGATGTAGTGATTCAGTTCGAACATCAGGGAGCCATCGGCATCACGCAGGATGCGCTTACCGACAAACTTTGTTCCTTCATAGATTTTTTCTGTGAGCGGAGCGCCTTCGATCATCTTGTCTTCAAGAATTTGCCAACCCCAGCCGATCCCAACAGGCCCAAATTTCTCAGTAGCCCGCATGATCATGTACTCAGCATTAATCGCTGTACCACCGAAGCCAAGATCACCCATATCTTTGGTGTAGCGCGGGTTAGTGCGCATCACTCCTTTCCAGAGTGAAATATTGTCACTATCACCCAGCTCTTTCTCCAGCTCGTCGGCACGGAGGGTGAACTCAGGTTTTTCATTCCCTGCCACAGGTGCTACAGATGCAGCGGCTTGTTCTTCAGAATCTTCAGATGAAATGGCAGGAGTGGATCCGGATGGCTGCTGTTCTGACATCAGCCCATCAATGGAAAAACGACCTGCCCCGTGATTGGTCACTTCAGGCTTATTACTCGTGCCTGAGTTATCTGCAGGGGCGGCAGGGGCTTCGTATGTGCCGTTCTTACGCGCTAAATATTCGTCCTGGCTGATTTCCTTACCACCATCAGCCAGCGCTTTTTCGAGGCCTGGCAGCTTGTTAGCGCGTCCTACTTTCACACCATCAGCAAAGAGGTAATAGAACGGGCCAGTACGCTCTACCTGTGGCGCAGTTTCCAGCGTCCCCGCTGCTGACCCGTCTGTATTGTGTTCCGGTTCCACTGCGCCAGTCGTTGACGCTGCATCGTCCAGTGGGCCAGTTGTGCCCGTTTGGTTCTGTTCGGTCTCATTACTTTTTCCCTCTTCGGTTTTCGATGTGCCACAGGCGATGGCCAGCATTTCAGCGGACGGGTTGGCGTGGTCAGTTTCGGTAAACGTGCGGTTGATGTGTGCCTGAATAGAGCCGGCAGTTTTGTCGATATCTTCAGGTGAAATTTTCACGCTGTAGATAATCTGGACGGTTGAGTATTCGTAAATGCCAATCGTCGCGCTCATTGCTGCAAACCATGCAGGGAAGGGTTTCTCTTTCAGCTTGATGATGTCGCGGGCACGATTAACAATGCTCGCCGGAGGATTGAGGATGTCGAAATCCATCGCCTTAGCAACCAGGCCCAGGGCAATATTGCGCTTTAAAGATTCTTCATCCTGAAGGTGAACAGGAGCCGGATTTTGCACACGGATTTTTTCAGCCGCGGCTTTCTCGCGAGCGATATCCACCACCGATTTTGACGAACCGGTTTGTTTGCGCTCTCCATCCTGCCTTTTTTGCCAGGCTGCAATTTCTTTCTGGATCTCAGGCCATTTCGCAGAGTGATCGCACTTGGCACCGACCCAGCCGATGACGTGCTGAATGCGCTCGGGGTACATATTGGCGATTTCCGGCATCTTGCTGATAGCCTCAACAACATGACCTTCGAAAGTGTTCGCCTCGTCCTGGGTAAGTTCCAGCGCGGCAGGGAGATCCGCTTTAGTGATCTCGGTAGAGTCGTACTTCACCAGAACGGCAATTTTGGTAACGGTGGAGAGCTTGTCGAAATTGACCTTTTCAGCCTGTCGTTTCACAGGGTGGCCGACGTCTTCAGGCCAGTCATATTCGTAAAGGAATTCTTCGTTCCATGTTCCGCGAGAAGGGCGACCAGCAACATCTGGAGTGTCTTCACATACAAGGATTTTAAATGCTGCATCCTGAGCTTGTTCATACTCTTCCAGGAAGATAAAGTTCGCTTTCGCTTTAGCGCGTTCAATATCCTTTGCATTGAAGGCGGTAGCGACACGCTTAATACCTGCCTTTTCTGATTCTTCATCGGGGAAATACCCTGCGATGAAAATTTTCTGGTCAGTCATTGTTATCTCCTTCTTTTACGGATTCAAAAGCTTCAGTTAATTTCTTTAAAACGTTGTCGGGCAAAACATGCTCAAGGTTTTTGCGGTCGCAGAGTTTCACCTGACCGATTGCAAAAATGATTAAATCCTCAGTGGATAAATAACCATTCGCCACTAAATCCATGACCATCTTTTTCATTGCGCTGGGGGCAATGCTGATAACGGCTTCCTCGCCGTTAACGAGGGCTAATTTTTTAAACGCAAGAGTAATATCCATCTGCATACCTCTATTTATCAGGCTGACCATTTACAAATGGTCACTCGGATAAATGCCCCGCCTAAACGGGGCTGAATGAATCAGAGTGATTTAGCTCGTCTGGCGATATCCGCGAGCAGTAATAACGGGAGAATGTCTTCAACAGAAGGTTTAACCTTTTCAGTTTCAGCGATAGATATAAATTTGAGTTTGAAGCCTGTTCGCTGATTGAACAGAGCCTTCGCCGCGCAGCTTGCACAGCACGCCTCTTTCAGTTCGCCTTCATCCGTGAATGGTGTAATGAAAGTTCGCTTTTCAGAATCGCGCTCCAGGGTATTGAAAGCGATATAACCCAACTGTTCTTCGCCACAGGTTAATGACAGCACTTTGCATTCGTCGGTAGAAAGTAACATGACAGTTTTGAACGGTACGGTGAATTCGTGGTTCATATTTAACTCCAAAAAAGTGTATGGGGATTCCTGCCATATTTCATGGCATACGTAATGATTCTGTTTAACTAAATGTCGTCGTCTTTATCTTCTGTGAATAACCTGAAGCCAAAAATAACAATTAGATAAAAGACGACAGCTAAGGGTGCATAAGCCTTTAAAAACAATTTTATGATTTGCCAGTCCACTGAATATCCTTTGGGTAATTGCCCAGAGGTTCGCCCCTGGCATCCAACAGAACATCTACGAAGCAATCTTTTAAACACTTGCTCCCGCGTAAAGTTGAAATAACGAGCTTGCCGCGGGTGTTTGCTCCTGCTGTCCAGGTTAGCCCTTGATGCCTGATTAACATTCCAGGGCGAATACATGAACGAATTACTTCTTGGGTGCCGTAGTGTTGTCCAGTCATTAAATTTTTCCTTCATTTCTATCAACCTGAAAAAAAGTGATTGCGGTTGATAAAGACCAATAATTCTCTTCAAGATATTTTTCCGCTGTTGCCCTGTCTTGGCCTGTCAGGGCAATGAATAAATCGGTTAATTCGTTACAGTTCATGGTGCTAATATAGTTTCTAAATTAGAGGCTGTAATTTTTTCAACCCGAAGCGCAATTTTCCACGCCAGAAGATATTCATCAGTCACATAACTATCATCTTCATCCATTAAAATGCTTATTTGCCAGGTAAGGAGATATTTAGTACGCCAACGACGGTCGTGTTTTCTCTTATAAAGAATGTAGTCAATTAACACATTGATTTTCAGAGCTTGGGAGTGCATATCTTCCCACTCCTCCAGCGCCTCCCATACTGTGTTGTGCTTACCAACTATTTCGTCATGAAACGCGTAGACAGCTCCAGCTTTACCAGCATTTTGCATTGCATTCTTTTTGTGGTTAATTGCTATTGCTTCAGCATGTGCCTCTTCGATCATGGTGCGACGGGTGAAGAAGTCACAACCAGACCAAAAAAGCCCCCAACGATTAGCCAGCCAGGTATAACGTTTGTCTTCCTCCAGTGCTTCAGCGTGACAAGCTTCAACCAGTTCTGGCAGGTCATCGCGTTCAATGATTGTATTTTGAAGGCTGGCCATCACTGAGCAATGACGACGGCGATCTGTCTCTGCATTCATTTCGAGCGCTTCGGCGTGGCACGCTTCGATGGTGGCGGCCTTGAATGAGCGAGCGCTTTTACGACAATCGAACTCCTCGTTCATTTCCAATGCTTCACGGTGTGCAGTTTCTAATAGCTGACGCCTCCACTCAGGATGTGCGTTGAAATGAAATTGGTTATCCATGGCCAGTGCTTCAGAGTGGGCCGCTTCCACGTCCAGAACGCGGGTAAGAGCTGCGTTAAATTCGCGGGTCTGCTGTTCAACGGTCTGAGCTGCGTGCGGGTTTGGTTCAACGTAATCATCAAGCTGATCAGCGCAGCGGAGCAGGTCGGCCACCAGCTGTGATTTACGGGTGTAGCCTGTAGTTGGAAAATCGTAAATGCACCAGAAGCCAGCTTGTTTAACGCACTCATTCCAGTTGTTGATGATTGCGGTGATAGTGCGCTTGTCACCTTTGGTGATGCTTTCCGCTTCACTGCGGGCTGTACGTGCTAAGACTTCTGCGTTTTGTTTGCTCATTTCCAATCTCCGTTTGTTTTGCCCTTTAGCCAGGCTGGCTGAACGTTTTGCTGATAACACTGTGCGTGTTTCGATGGGGCTAACCTTAGGATAACCTAAAATCTAGATCAAGCTTTTTTAGTAGGAAAACCTAAGTTTTTGGGCGTGATAAATCTATCCGTTTGAAATTAAACGGATTATTTTATGTGCGGTTTAATGTGGTGATATGTGAGGTGTGACTAGGATTTAGAACTTCTTTTCCTTGCCTCAAGCATTTCTTCGAAAAGTTTATTGAAATTTTCAACCCTGGCACGCAGTTCGCCCAGCTGCGCCTTCTGCTCAGACTCTGGAAGAGCATCAAACAATTTGAGTAGCTCCTTCTGGTCTTCCCTTAGTTCTTTAGGTTTTGATACAGGGGCAGAGGGCTGTTTGTCATCGTCACCGAAGAGCAACCAGGTTGGAGAACACTGCAAAGCTTCACTTAATGAAAACAGCCTCTTACCAGCAGGTTGAGTTTCATCTCGCTCCCACTGAGAGATTGTGACGTGAGCAACCTTCACAAGCTTTCCTAATGCCGCTTGCGAGAGATTTAACTGCTTTCTACGCGCCAAAAGGCGCGAACCAAATGATTGAGTTTCCATATTAGGTAATTCTAATTTCTCTTGACTTAGTTTTCCCTACGATCTAATTTCCTTAGAAAAACCTAAGGAGTGATTAATGTTGAAGCAAGATGCGCTGAATTTTTTCGGCAATAAAACCAAACTGGCTCAAGCGGCTGGAGTAAGGCCACCTTCCGTTTCAGCTTGGGGTGAACTTGTTCCAGAAGGTCGAGCCATGAGGCTACAAGAGGCCTCAGGGAACGTATTGGTTTACAACTCAGAAATCTACGATGCACATCGTAAAGCAAAGCGAAATGGAAAACTGAAGCATGAAAATCACTCCGACGGTTGAACAGTTAGCCGCTGGCGTTGAGTCGTGGGCGCGGGATGCCGGTTGGAAAACAGTAGGCGTTCGCTTCGCTGATGAATATCAACGCAGGGGGGGCGGAAAACTAATACCACCAGCTACGGACGAGCAGGGCATACGCAACGCTAAACAACGCGTAAAGCGCATTTTCGGCTTAGGTGGGCCTCGTTACGTCAAGATGGCGGCAGAGCTATCAGACGTCGCTTTGCGAGCAATGCCAACACGCAAGCGCATAGAGCTGGAAGAACCTCATTCGCCTGAGCTGGCTAAAGCGAAAGTCATGGAGTCGTTCGGTGCGGCTATGTCGGCTGTTGCGGTCAGATGCCCCACAGCAACAGTGAAGCTGAACAGGCTTATCGACGAGCTTCAGGCATTGATTCCAATAGCAGAATTACTGATGTCAGTTTGAGTGGCGGGATCACCCCTAATGATTTCGCAGGAGTAGCAGTATGAGTATGTCCTTGATGGTTCAGGCCATGAAAGCAAGGGTGGGAAATCCTCTCCGTAAGCTGGTGCTGATTAAGCTCGCAGATAACGCCAGTGATACGGGGGAATGTTGGCCGGCAGTGGCAACGATAGCGTATGAATGCGAGATATCTTCTCGCTCAGTTCAGACCCATATCCGGCAACTCGTGAAGGATGGATTTGTTCGTGTTGAAGAGCGAAGAGATTCAAGCGGCGTTAATCGATCCAATATCTATCACCTGACCTTTAACAATGAGGGTGAAAATCCTGCACCCTATCAGAAACAGGCTCAAAAGCAGGGTGCAGGAGCTGCACCCTATGGTGAAAATGGTGCAGGGTGGGAGGGTGAAGGAGCTGCACCCCCTGGTGCAAATGGTGCAGGGGGGGAGGGTGCAGGAGATTCACCCAGAATCAGTCAGTTATTAGATCCAGTCAAAGAACCTAAAACCCCCCTTAATCCCCCCAAGGGGAATTTGGCGAAAACTAAATTCGATCCTCTCGCGGTTGAACTTCCTGATTGGCTCTCCTGCGCGTTATGGGTTGAGTGGGTGGAGTATCGCAAGGCATTACGTAAGCCGATAAAAACTCCTCAGGGTGCTAAAGGCTCGATCAGGGAGCTGGAGAGATATCGAAGCCAGGGCATTCCGCCTGAAGTGGTCATTCGTCACAGCATCGCTCGGGAGTATCAGGGGTTATACCCGCCAAGCAATTTCAACATAGCTCAGACGAGCCGACCTGACATTACCAGCGTTTCAAAACCAGATAGCTCAATTCCTGACGGCTTCACGGGGTGAACATGCGCGATATGGCTGACGTGTTAAAACGGCTTCAGAAAATTGTCCCTGCTGGAGTACAGCCCAAGTTCTCCAGTGCTGAGGAGCTTATGGCATGGCAACAGGAAGAGGCGCGCAAGCACTCAGAAAAGCTGAACCAGCAGAACAGCCGTACCAGGTTAGAAAAGACATTCGGGCGCTCGGGCATTCGTGAACGTTATCAAAACTGCACGTTCAAAAATTATTCGGTAGAGAATGATGGCCAGCGCAAAGCGTTGTCTTATGCAAAGTCCTGGCTGAACAATTTCGGATCCGGCTGCGCTTGTTTCGTTTTCAGTGGCAGCCCTGGGACGGGTAAAAACCATCTTGCTGCAGCGATAGGAAATGCTCTCCTGGCTCAGCACAAAAGCGTTCTGATTATTACTGTTGCTGACCTCATGACCGAGTTCAAGGCGGGGTTCAGTGGTGGAAAAACAGAGGCCCAACTAATGGAGCAGATGTCGCGCGTCGATTTGCTTGTTCTGGATGAAGTTGGAGTTCAGATGTACTCACAATACGAAAAGGTCATTTTGCATCAGGTTATTGATCGACGTACGGCGATGCTAAAACCGGTTGGGATTCTGACCAATCTGAAGGAAACAGATTTGACTCAGGCCATAGGTGAGAGGGCACTTGATCGCCTTCGGATGGGGAGTGGGTTATGGGTTAATTTTGACTGGAGAAGCTATCGAAAGGGCAGTTAAATTTCAGTGTTAACTCATTGAAAATAATTGTGTATTACATCGGATAAACCGAATCACTGAAGATATAGCCCCTAAAATAAACCCATTCATATGAATTATTTAACTTTGGTCAAAAACTATGGCTATAAACTGGAAATTACCACTGTATGAGTATACAGTAATTTTCATCTCGTGAGTTTAGGTGTACTTGCAGAAATTGTTCTTTCTGTCTTTAAAACAAACGGTTGGATATCAAAACGCGCGAGGAAGAACACGGAACAAACCCAGTAAAGAACGAACAGGAGAAAGCTAGTGTACATACCAGACGAGATGATTTTGGGAATACACGACAGCACACGGCCGCTGGTCATAAGGCGTAACAGCGACGGTTCTTTCCGCGATGGTTTTGTGATGCGCCCCTCCGAGTTTGTGACGAGCATAGAGCAAATCGAGGCAGTCCAAAGACTTACTGCACCAGATAAACACAGAAGGGATGACGACCGAGACAGTGATGATTTATAATGTTTGACGGGTCTGAACAACCCTGCTGAAACACTGTGCCACCGGAGAGAACGATGGCACAGGTAATACAACTCTTTAAATCTTCACCCACCACCCTGACCACGGCTACGCCCGAGGCCAGAGATTTTTTGCAACGTATCAAAATCGGCGTGTGGCTTAACTGCGACGTTAAGCAAGCCCGAAACTACCTCTTCCATAAGCGCTTCTTCGCGCTGCTTAATCTTGGGTTCGAATACTGGACACCCACCGGAGGGGCGATAACCCCCGCTGAAAAAGAGTACCTACACGGGTACGTTCGTTACCTGATCTCGATGGCGGGCAATGACGATCTCCTTTTAGAAACTGAGAAGATTTACAACGAAACCCACGGGCAGTGGCGAACGAAAGAGGCGGCAATTGCCAAATCTTTCGAAGCCTTCAGAAAGTGGGCCGTTGTTGAGGCTGGTTTCTTCGATACCTTCATCCTCCCTGATAACACCACTCGCCGAGAGGCAAAATCGATCTCTTTTTCCAACATGACGGAGGCCGAGTTTTTCCAGGTCTACAAAGCAGTTTTTAACGTCTTGTGGAACACCATTCTTTTTAAAAAATTCCGCAATTATCAGGAAGCCGACAACGTAGCCATGCAGCTGCTGGAGTTCGCTGCATGAAGAAAAAACCAGACCTCCGCAAAGCTGCACGAGGGCGTGAATGCACAATTCGCATCCCTGGCATATGCAACCACAATCCGGAAACCTCATGCCTGGCACATTATCGGCTGGCGGGAACGTGTGGTACCGGATACAAACCTGACGACGAACAGGGTGCTATTTCCTGCAATGCCTGTCATGACGTGATCGACGGTCGCGTAAAAACCAACGAATACACCTACGAGGAACTTCGGCTTATGCACGCCGAAGGCATTCTTCGCACACAAAAAATCTGGCGAGATGAGGGGTTACGATGAACGCGCAGCAACTGGAATATGTACGCATTCAACTACGCGCTGCGTTGGCCAATGACTCAGGCGGTACTAAAGGGCAACTGGAGGCGTTCGCAGAGCATCCACCAGCTGATAAGAACAGAAACCCGCGCCAGCAAGTACACGTTGTGGAACTCGATAACGGTCGCGGTGGAGTTCGTCGCGTTAAAGCAAAAAATAGCGCTCTCTACGTCCTGGAAACGCGCAGCCGACACTGTCCGATGCCTCCTTTGAGAGATAGAGCCTACTCATTATGCGCGTGGCGTCGGGCTGTTTTAAAACTAAATATAAGACAGCGAGCATGGATAGAGTACTGTTATGGGCGTAAATTAATCTATGAAAATCAGATAGCTGTATGCTCAGGGGTATGGCAACTTCTTACGTCAACTAGTCTCTATCTGGACGCGCCATCAAAAATAAAAAAAACACTACCTGCTTTAGTATGGCTTGCAGCCCAGATAACTGCATACGAAATCAACAAAAGTGAAGTAAAGAGGTTTACTGCTACAAAATTGGCTCAACTCGCAGGAGTTTCACGATCTTCATGGTTCGCGACGTACAAGCCATTGTGGGATTTTATGTTACTCACCTATAAGCGTATCGATGATGATGTTTTAGTTATACTATCGAAATCAATAGCACTGGTTAAATAACCATACAAATTGATTTTAAAGTGTTCATTTAACACTACACAACATCTTTTCCATGGAAATGCAATGATATAGCTAGAAAATTCCTATCGTTGTGCTTATATTATCATCGCGCAGCAAAGCTCTGCATAACACCGATGACGTTTTAGCAGAGCTTAAGGAATGTTTAGAAAGAATAACTTAAGGATATTGATAGTGATTAAATACTTTTCAGGCAGTAATTATAAAGCATTTAATGATTTCAAAATAGAATTAAAACCTCTGACAATATTGTTAGGTGCAAATAGTTGCGGAAAAAGCGCTATTTTGAATTCGTTTTTTATGATTTCACAGTCTTTCGATTCTGCTTCTCAGTCAGGAACACCTCTAAGACTTAATGGTAGTCGAGTTGGAATGGGCGAAGCACTTAATGTTATCAAAGATAAAAACCCTGACAATGAATTAAGCTTTACATTTGAGTTAGACAATACTGATTATATACAAGATCAAATTCAATATTTAAAAAGAGAATGTGTTGAAGCTCATTATAACGTTGCGAGATTCTTATTTCAAAGATTGAGAGCTGAAAAGAAAATTAATGCATCTTTATCTCCAGTCATGGATACGTTAGAAGATATATTTTATAGATCGGATAACTGGAATAAAAATCAACTTCGCACCTTATCAACAAGAATAATATCTGTGTTGCGTGAGTTCAGGAAAAATCATGACTCAATGAAACATAACTCTAGATTAAATGTACCTCCAACAATTCTTGATTTTGCAAACGAAATCTCTTTTAAGAAAATAACGGAGTGTTTAACTCAAGTGCTGCCTTTGTCTCATCAGAGAATGGCTGCGCAAAAGATAACGCTAAAATTTAAATATCATCCCAGAAATAAAGAGATATTCATTTCAGAATGTTTACTAGTGAATGATTCTGGCGAGACCGTTTTCTCTTTAGTAGTTGATAGTCGAGGTGAAATATCTTTAAAATCTGAAGTGGTCGACAATAACATTCTCAGACTTTCACGTAAAGACTTTAAAAAGATAGCTAACCTAAAATCTTTGCTTATTTTTGGTCATGAACATGAATGGCATTCAAATTATCAACACTATATTAACGACCTCAAAAACCCATTAGCTATCTATTTATCAAGAGTCGTGGGTGCTTCCTTAAGTCAAGTTAAAATGTCTTTCGCTGGACAAAATGTTAATCATGTGAGTCCATTACGTGCTTTTCCTCAGCGTTATTATCTTTTGGATAAAGCTGTGTATCATAAGCAATTAAATGCTATGGATGGTACTGAATTGGCTGAGATATTAAAAAATAGGCCTGATATACAAAAATCAATTAATGAACTCCTGCTGAAATTCAATATTTCTGTGGAAGTTGAGAAAGTTAATGATATTATACATAAAATATGTGTTTTACAAGAGTCGGTTAAACTAGAATTAACTGATGTTGGGTTCGGTATTTCTCAGGTTCTGCCTATATTAGTTCAAGCCTATTTATCTCCGGCTCGTTCTATAACAATTATTGAACAACCAGAAATACATTTACATCCCAAAATGCAAGCGTGGTTGACGGATGCCTTAATTCATATAGCTATGAATAATGATAAGATTTTTATTATTGAAACTCATAGTGACGCTCTTGTCAGACGTCTGAGATTAAGGATAGTTGATGAAGATAGTGAGTTTAGCGAGAATCATGTTGCAATTTATTATCTTGAAAGAAATCGTGTAGGCAATAGAACCGATGTAAACGAAGTAAAAATAAGTCCAGATGGAGATATATCTTGGCCATCAGAGTTTATGGATGTTGAGATTAATGATACTCTCATGATTCAGAAGAAAAAGGTTGAAAAAATGATGAAGAATAATCAGGGGAGTAAGCATGCCTAATGCTCATTGCATATGCCCTGATTTTATTGGTGGTCATATTTCAGATCCAATTATTTTTAGCAGTGTGTTTATGGGTGCTTTATTACAGTCACATGACCAAATCCTGCTTGATGCTGAGGGACGACTGGAATACGCTTATACTCAATCAGTCGAAAACAATACCGGTGCTTTCGAGCTTCTTAAAACGTGGCGCATAATACTTGATGATTATAAACGCAAGCAGAATGGAAAAGTTCTTTTAACTCCATCATCAGTTAATGATGACCACTATGGCATTGTTTTAGACGTAACAAAAAAGTCCACATCAACATTTCAAAAGTGTATTTTAGCATTCAATAATACATCGTATGAAGCTTTTGGTGATGAATTATTGCAAAGAAGGATTGAGCTTTTCAATCTTCAAAATGTCACACCAATGAATATTGATCTCTTTCTGAGGAAAAATTTTTGCATTGATGATTTAATACAGGATTTATCATATATCTTACATCTTTTAGCACGCACGAAGACTAAAGGTTCACTTGAAGATGAATATAATGATCATGTACGTAATATGTTGCGTTGCAAAGAGTATGAGGTTAATGATCAAGGACGAGAAGGTGAGTCGTCATCTGGAGTTGGTGCGGGAGAACTAGATTTAGTTATCAGCAAAAATGGTTTTTTAGCCGCGATTATTGAAGCAATGAAATTAAGTAGCATCAATCAGGCGTACATTAACGAACATTATCGTAAACTTCTTACTTGCTATAATCCTCTTCAGGTGAGCAATACTGTACTCTTAACATATTATACTGGTAACAAGTTTGACGAGTGGTGGTCACGGTATGCTCAATATATTAGAAGGATTATGCCTGAAACATTAGGCTTAAGCGGTAACGACCATATTTCTCGTACGGAAATTGTCGATACTCCATATGCACACTTAAAGCAATTAATTCAGTATATTCAGATTTCTGGAGAGGTTGTCAAATGTGCGCATTTATGCGTTAAATTTTAATTTTGTACAAAACGGTTGCAATTCTGGACTGTTTTGATATGATTTTATGTAAGTTTTGATAAATTGCGCAAGTTATATAAACCCGCCTCTGAGCGGGTTTTCTATATCTGGAGGAAACCTGCTGGCATCGTTATGGAGAGGCTCATTCCCAAACGGTCTTTGAAAAGCCAGTTAAGGAAATGGGAAATGGAAGGGGACTACGTTCAAATGTCTTATCATGTGATATGACTGGCATTAGACATCAGTCCGAGTTTATCGCAAAGATGATGGCTTTAACGCGAACCTAACGACAGGAAAGCACATTACGCCGTCCAACTAACCTGGGGTGGTTTGTTGGGTAGTGTGCTTCCCTGTTTATTACCAATTTTGACGGAAAAAGTATTGCCACATTAGCTAGCAAATCGATGGAAAGAGAATTGATAGGGCTGTTAAAATAACTCCTTAACACAGGAGGAGTTTATGGCTTGGCAAGGTATTCCTTTTCGACTTCCATTTGAACATAGTGATTTATTATCTGTTGCGCTCAGTAGCATCCCTAAAATCATAATTGAATCGCCAGCGGATCTTAAAGGTCCACTCCTCACAGCAGTGGCGGCTTTGCTCGGAGGCCTTATCCCTGCACTGATTGCATGGAAAACGTACAAAGCAAATGCGAAGCAGCTTCAAGAGGATAGAGCGCTTCAGCAGCAGTCAATAGAAGCTGACCGAGACTCCCAACAACTAATTGCAGAGCGCAATTTCAATCTTCAGGTGCTTTCTAATAATCGTCAAATTTGGATTAAAGAATTACGCGACTTGATATCTGAAGTATGTGTTTATGGGTTCGAAAAGTTCGAAATAGCGTACGATGTTACTTGTGCTGCAAAAGCATTAAAAGATTTCGAGCCATTATTAGCAAGTAATGCTAATAATGCTGGTGCATTAGAAGAATACAAAAAGAGAAGCGATTTCTTTCAGAGCAAAGCACTTGAGTCAAGAGTTGCAAATAAAAAGTTTGATTTATTGGTCCACAAAATAGATTTGATGCTTAACCCGAGTGAATTAATATCAACCTCTATTATGGCACGGATTTATACAATCCGGGCCTGTGGCGGGAAAATTGAAGACCCAAAATACGGGTACAGCAAAGCATATGATATGCTTTCAACCGAAGTTGATAAATTAATTAAACTTACTCAGAAATGCTTGAAAACTGAATGGGAAAAAGTAAAAAGAGCAGAATAATTTCAAAGTTCAACTATAACCGCCTAACGGCGGTTTTTTTATGCCTGCAATCTGGGAGGAATCATGCAGAACTACACCCCGCCAGGGGGCTGGGGTCCGGTACTTCATTTTTTACATGAGAACAGGCTCGCATTGCAGGGCGCTATGACTGCGTTCTTTATTGCCTTGCTTTTCTCATTGTGGGACGGGGTAGCCTGGCGCCGCTCATTCACTGCTGGGTTTATCTGCGGATTTGTCGCACTGGCAGTAGTGAGTTTTTTTGAACAGCTGGGCGTATCAGACATGGACTGGTCTTTCGTTATTGGTGCCGCTGTCGGTGGTGCTGGTGTAGACCGCTGCCGTTCTCTGATTAACGCGGCTGTGACTGTATTTGCTAGTAAGAAAGGTATTAACGATGACAAACAATTTTAAGTTTTTCCAGCGCAGTGAAAACAACCTCAAAGGGGTAAAGCCACAGCTGGTGGCCGTTGTTCGCCGTGCGCTTGAATTGTCCTCAGTGGATTTTGGCATTACTGAAGGTCTCCGCACACAGGAGCGCCAGAAGCAGCTTTACGCTGAGGGTAAAAGTCAGACCATGAACAGCCGACACCTTACCGGAGAGGCCGTTGACGTTGTGGCCTATGTTGGCGGTACTGTTTCGTGGGATTTCCCGCTTTACCGGAAAATCGCTGAAGCCTTCAAACAGGCCGCTCAGGAATTAAACACCCCTGTTGAATGGGGAGGTGACTGGAAGACGCTGGTGGACGGTCCGCATTTTCAGCTTAAGCGATGATGAGCGATGACCAGAAGGCACTGGACGCACAGACCTCCGCGACGCGGCGCAAAGATGGCACTGGTAACAATACTGGTGCCTTTTTTATTGGTGGGCTGTGTCTCGCTTGAGAAAGCCCGAAACTGGTTTGGTGTGGCTGCAGATGTATGCGACACCGTGAAAAAAATAAAGGAACGCTGTCATGACAGAAAATAAAAACGGATTAACTGCCCTGGTGCTCACCGCCGAGCAAATTAAAAGCCTGGCTAAGTTCGCCGAGGAAGACGGCCAGCCAAAATACTGCATAACGCACACAACGATCCCGGCGTTCACTGCTGAAGATGACCGAGAGATTCCGGAATACACAGGCCTTATTGCCTATTCCGAATCGACAGAGCATGGCGTTCTACAGCTGGACTAGGCATTACAGAGGCTCCTTTCGAGGGGCTTCGATAATGTTTATTCTAAATTGCAGAATTTTGGATAAAAGTTAAATATTTCACTTTCTGTCGTACTTATAGCCAGGGTAATGAATCTCAAATATTTCTTTGGAATGACGATCTCTAGCGTAATCAGCAAGGATATTGTTAGTTAAAGTAACGTTGAGGATTTTCTCTTTCAAAAGCTCCATCGCATCGTAACGACGGGCCATATCTCCGGAAATGTATTCCGCAGTGATATTTAAAATTGAATAGGTCTCGCAAAAACCCGCACATGCAATTCTGAAATTTGTTTCCTGATTCGTCCAGGTCGCATCGGAGCCACATACCGGACAAGGTTTATCTTCAGTTTGACCATTGACCATATCAGTAACTCTCATTTTCGGAACGCTGGTGAAAGTGTAGTCATTGGCAAGCTTAGCGCAACTCAATTGCACGCCTAATGGCTAGTATTTTTGGCCGTTTACAAATAAAAGAACGGAGCTATATGAACGATAAGCTGAAGATCGTATATCGCCCGTTAAAGGAACTAACGCCATATGCGCGAAACGCCCGAACCCATAACGGTGAGCAGGTAGCGCAACTGGTAGCCAGCATCGAGGAATTTGGCTGGACGAACCCTGTATTAATCGATGAGAACGACGAGATCATCGCTGGTCATGGTCGCGTTCTGGCTGCGGAGGCCATCGGCATTGTTTCGGTGCCGACGATAAAGCTGACGGGCCTGACGGACGAGCAGAAACGCGCCTACCGGCTGGCAGATAACAGACTGCCGCTTAACGCTGGCTGGGATAGTGATCTGCTGAAGCTTGAAGTAACTGATTTGCTGGATGCGGATTTTAATCTTTCCCTGACGGGCTTCACCCAACAGGAGATTGACGATCTGCTGGTGGTTATCGAGCCGCCAGGGGGCGATGACGACCCGTACACCACCAAAATTGACTCACCTGTTTACGAGCCGTCAGACATCGTTCCTGAGGTCGGGGAGCTGTACGACGAGGAGAAAACAAAAGAGCTACAGTCGCGGATCAAAAAGGCTGGTTTACCTGCTGATGTGGAGAAGTTCCTGTTGAGCGCTGCAGAGCGTCACACGGTCTTCAACTTCAACAAAATAGCAGATTACTACGCCAGCGCGGGGGCAGAGGTTCAGGCTTTGTTTGAAGAGTCTGCGCTGGTGATTATCGACTATGAAAAAGCCATAGAGGGCGGCTTCGTACATCTGACGAAAAAGATGGTCGATATCGTTTACAGCGAAGAGGGCGAAAATGCGTGATGATTTCTGTGCGTTCATCCTGACCAACGGACGGCCAGAAAAAGTTTACACGTATAACCTGCTAAAACGGTCCGGTTACACGGGTAAGATTTTCATCGTTATCGATGATGAAGATAACACCCGGGATCAGTACCTGGAGATATACGGCGACAAGGTTCTGGTTTTCTCCAAAAGGGATATCGCCAGCCGGTTCGATGAAGCGGATAACTTCGGTGACAGGCGCTCAATTTTCTACGCCCGTAACGCCTGCTTTGAACTGTCGGAGAAGGTGGGCTGTAAATACTTCATCCAGTTCGATGACGATTACAAGGAATTCCAGTTTCGCGTTGATAAGAATCTGGACCGCACCTACAGACTGATCACCAATATGGATGATGTACTGAGTGCGATGCTGGATTACTACATCAACATACCCGCGACGACCATCGCTATGGCGCAGGGCGGGGATTTCCTGGGAGATTCGAACAATGCGGCCTGGCTTAAGCGTAAGGCCATGAACAGCTTTATTTGCTCCACTGACAGGCCTTTTGCCTTCATGGGGAGAATAAACGAGGACGTGAGTACCTATGCAACGCTCGGGCGACGTGGTGAGTTGTTCATGACGGTCGGCGCTGTGCAATTGCTTCAGCAGCAGACACAGAAAAGCGGCGGTGGCATGACGGAGCTTTACCTTGCTTCAGGTACTTACGTCAAAAGTTTTTACTCGGTGATGCACGCTCCCTCATGCGTGAAAATTTCCCTGATGGGCTCAACCCATAAGCGCATCCATCATCAGGTGAGCTGGAACAATGCCGCAGTAAAAATCCTCCACGAGAAACATAAAAAATCCGCTCCTGAAAAAATCGGGGGTGGAAAATGATCCCTTATGCCGAAGTTGAATCACTCGCCGCGTGCCGGATGAGTGAACAGCAAATTGCCGATGTACTGGATATCAACCTTCCGGAACTGAAGAAACAGCACAGCGAGATTTCTCGTTTCCGTGAGGCCATACGCAAAGGCAGGGCAAAGGGAGAGGCACAGATAAGAGCCGCCTTATACCGGAAAGCGAAAAGCGGTGATGCGCGTGCTTACCACGAATTACTGAGGCGGGAGAAAGAACAGGGCGGTGACTGATGAACGAAACGGACTGGGGGGCCATCAGACGCGAGTATGAAACTGATGGTACATCGGCCCGTCAGCTGGGAAGAAAGTACGGCATCAGTCATACCACGATAAACAACAAAATCAGGGATGAAGGCTGGGTAAAGGGAAAGAAAAAAGTTCCCACCGAGAAGGTTTCCACTAAAAAAGTTTCCACAAAAAAAATGGAAACTAAAAAAGTGGAAAAACGGAAAGTGGAAACTGGAAAATCCAGCAGGCTTGATGATGAACGGGTTTCAAAATTACCCACAGAAAAAAATAATTCTGAGAATTTTTTTCTAAGCTTCAACCCCGCGGATTTCGGGCTATCAGAAAAACAGGGAATTTTTGCTGAGAACGTCGCGGCAGGAAAAAAACTTGTCGATGCGTACCGGATTGCTGGCTACGAAGGGGAAGGAAACACAGCCCATTCGAACGCTTCAAGAATGCTGAGAAATGCCAGGGTTTTTCGTGCAGTAAGTTTTCTCAGAGATAAACGCCAGCAACGCCTTTCACTCACCGAAGACGAAATTATTCACCAGCTCTCTGCTATCGCCAGCGCTAACCCAAATGAACTCGTTCAGTATCGCCGCGTTAACTGCCGGCACTGCTGGGGCGAGCGTCATCTTTATCAGTGGCGTGATATCGAGGAATTCGACAAGGCAGCAGAGAAGGCCAGCACAGACGGCAAAGAGGAACCTGAATACGGCGGGCTTGGATTCGTCGAGACAGGTTTTCCCAATGAAGATTGCCCTAAGTGCAACGGAGAGGGGGAAACGCAGCTCTTTGTTGCTGATACCACTCAGCTGGAAGGTGATGCCCGCTGGCTGTATGCAGGGATTAAGCAGACACAGAACGGGTTAGAAGTTCGCATGGCTAATCAGGAGGCAGCACGCCGGGATCTCCTGAAAATAATTGAGGCCAGAAAAAATTGGGCGGCGAAAAAAGAGGGTGAGGATCCGGAGCCGGAGGAAAACGACATCACTGATGAACAGTTGAACGATGCTTTGCGGAGTTTAGGTTATGGCAGATTTAGCGATCAACTCTCAGACAGGGAAGCACCACCAGACGACCAGGAATAAGCGGGAGCTGACGAACAGGCAGATCCTGGAGGGATTTAAAAAAAGGGCAGTAGAAAAAGCGCGGGAGTCGATGCTGGATTTCACGCTCTACACTCACCCGACCTATGAGACGGGCTGGTTTAACGAATTAATCTGTCTTGAGCTGGATAAATTTCTGGAGGACGTGGAAAAAGGCCTGATGCCGCGCCTGATGATTTTCGCTCCCCCTCGTTCTGGTAAAAGTGAACTGGCCTCTCGTCGATTCCCTGCAAAGGTGCTGGGGAAACATCCCGACTGGAACGTGATTTCGTGTTCGTACTCTTCAGACCTGGCTAACCGTATGTCACGCGATACGCAGCGCATCATTGAAGGCGAGCGTTATCGTGACGTTTACCCGCAAACAAGGCTGGGTGGAGGTCGTAACGGCGCTATCAGGACGGCTGAACTGTGGGAGACAGTAGACGAAAGAGGCCAGCTTGCTGGTGGCTCATACCGTGCTGCTGGCGTTAATGGTGGTATCACTGGTCAGGGGATGCAGATCGGCATCATCGATGACCCTGCAAAGGATTACAAAACCGCGTCTTCTCCGGTGTACCAGGAAACAGTCATGGACTGGTACGACACGACATTTTTCACACGTGCTGATCCGAAATTAAACGGCGTCATCATTATCCTGACCCGCTGGCATAAGGACGATCTGGCGGGGCAGCTTCTGAAGAAAGCGCAGGAGGGCGGCGAAGAGTGGCGGGTGGTCAGTTTCCCCATGGAAGCCGAAAAGGACGAATACCACGAACTGAACGGGAAAAAATATGCGCTGAGAAAAAAAGGCGAAATTCTTTTTCCTGAGCGAATGCCTCAGGCCTTTGTGGAGAAGTGCAAACAGCGCGGATCACTGGTCTGGAATGCGTTGTACCAGCAACGGCCAGCGGCGAAAGGTGGCGGCCTGATTAAATCGGCGTGGTTCGGGGAGTATACGCAGCTTCCGAAACTGAAGTGGCGCGCCATTTACGCTGATACGGCGCAGAAAATAAAAGAAGTTAATGACTTCTCTGTTTTCGAGCACTGGGGGCTGGGCGTTGACGGTTATCTCTATCTGATTGACCTGATACGCGGGAAATGGGAATCCGACGAGCTGAAAAGGCGAGCCATCGCGTTCTGGAACAAGTGCAAGCCGATGCAGAACGGGCCGCTGCGCTTCATGGCCGTTGAGGATAAATCTTCCGGTACTGGCCTGATTCAGTCTATCCGCAAGGGCGCTCTCTGCCCTATAAGCGCAATACAGCGCGATCAGGACAAATACACCCGCCTCATGGATACGCAGGGCTGGATCGAGTCTGGTTACATCAGGCTTCCGGCCTCCGCTCCCTGGGTAAGTGATTTCCTACAGGAAATGGAGGGTATCAACGCCGCGTTTAACACTCACGATGACCAGCTTGATCCGATGATGGATGCCATTAAAGAGGCGTTTGACAGCGGCGTCACCCCATACAACGAATGGTAAATTATGGCCGAGAAAGAAAACCAGGCGGCTAAGCCCCGCTTTAAATTAACCAACAGCGGCGGGGTGATGCCTGTCTTTGACAGTCTTTCTAATGTCGTCACAGGCATGGGAACGAATCGCGACCGTCGCTCTTATAACCGCTTCACCATTACCCAGCTCAATGATTATCTGGAAATGGAAGCCGCTTATTTCGATAACTGGATAGCGGGGGCCGTAGTCGATCACCCGGTAGAGGATGCCACGCGGGAATGGCGGACCTTTACTGGCAAAGATGCGGCGAAAATTCATGAGGCTGAAAAATTATTCGAGCTTCAGGAAAGAACACAGGCCGCTTTTACCTGGGCTGGCGTTTACGGTGGTGCTGGCGTTTTGCTGATTACCGATCAGGAGCTGGGCCAGCCGTTAGAACTAGACAAAATAAAACAGGGTTCGCTTAAACGTCTGGTGAATCTCGACAGAACGATGATTTCCCCCTCTACCTACAACTATTCGGATCCGACCGCAGAAAACTACATGCGAGCGGAAACCTACCGGATAAACGGCGGGGTGCAGAACGTCCACCACAGCCATTTCATTATTGCGCCTGGTGAAGCCCTGCCGCCGCGCTTGCGGTTGCTGAATAACGGATGGGATGACAGCGTATTAAGGCGATGCATGGAGGATTTGAAGGACTCAGCCGCAGCGAAAGCCGGTATCGCGTCGCTCATTCTGGAAGCCAATGTTGATGTGATTTCCCGCGAAAATCTGGCTACGGACCTTTCCTCGGGTGATATGGACCAGTCCATCATGAACCGTTTCCTGAATTTCGGGATGCTGAAATCCATGTTCAGGCTGGCCCTCATGGACAGCACGGAGACATTCGAGCGTAAGCCGATTTCATTCGGTGGCCTGGGTGAAATCCTCTCCGTTCTCATGGAATGGACAGCAGGAGCGGCCAAACAGCCTATGACGCGCTTATTTGGCGTGCAGTCAAAAGGTCTGGGTGATTCTGGTCAGGGGGATGCAAAGAACTACTACAACCGCGTTCGTGGCGATCAGGAAATGAAGTACAGGAAATTCCTGAACCAGATCGACGAGGTTTTAATTCGCTCTACGCTGGGCGTTGCGCCCGACGACCTGAACTATGAATTCAACCCTCTCGAAATTCCGACTGAATCCGAAGTGAAGGATCGCAATCTGGCAGAAGCCCAGACCGATGATTTGCGCCTTCAGCAAAAAGTCATTCCGCGATCTGCAGTGGTTCGCAAACTCAAAGAGAGTGGCCAGTATGTTATCAGCGAAAAATTCCTTAAACGCGTTGAAGAGGACGAGCGAGCAGAAGCCGCTGGGGAGTTCCGCTTCAATTTCGGAGAAACTGAAAAGGAGAATTCAGGAACAGGCGACACGCCGCCTTCCAGTTCAGCCGCAGACGATTAACGGCGACCTGGAGAAGTATTACAACGGCCAGCTAATGGCAATGATTAGCCTGATGGCACGCAGCGTTCAGGAAGCGCTGATCCCCGTCCTAAAACGAAGCTATACCGCCGACAGTTTTCTCACCGACCTGATTAAAGCCGCGTTAAACCATGCCGCAGAGCGTTTCTACTCTGACGCCTATCACGGGCAGCAGAACCGGCTGGCGCAACGCGTAGTTAGCCTGGCTGAGTCGGAAACATCGGCGGCGTTCGTTGAGCAGATTAACAGGGCGCTCGGCGTGAATATTGAGGGGCTTTTGACCCGCGAAAGCCTGGGTGATTTTTTCGATGCTGCGGTTGAGGAAAACGTGGCTCTGATTCGCTCTCTGTCGTCTGACTATTTTGACAATATCCAGCGGCAGGTGATGGACAGCATTCTGAGGGGAGACAGCGTTACAATCCTGACGCGCAGCCTTCAGGCCGTGACTGGGGCAACTTATCGCAGTGCGGAGCGGATAGCGCGTGACCAGACGCTGAAGATCACCAGTGACATTAACCGCAAGCGGCAGACTTCATCAGGCATAACGCGTTTCAGGTGGTCTGATTCGAAAGATGCCAGGGTGTCAGGCAATCCCGCAGGGAAATATCCTCGCGCAAAAATAAAATGTTTCTACATCGCCAGAAATGACGTGGGCTACGGTCCAGGCGTTTATCTCTGGTCACGCGGTGCAATGTACAACGGGGAAACAGGGCTTTACCCGGGGCGTGCGCACATAAACTGCCGCTGTACTGGCATTCCACAGATACAGGGGCTGGATTACAAGTAAAACCAACTCAGGAAAAAAACATGCGGATCACGGTAACGGATCGGCTCTCTTTCCGCGTCGATTCTCAGCGAAAAATTCTTGATAACGGATATCTCTCCGTGCCTGGAAGAGTGGCGCGTACTGGCGTGCAGCAGTACACAGCGCAGGAGCTGGGATTAACGGACAGGCCACCGAACGAGTTAGTAAACGTCTATCGCCCACCGGAAGAAGTTTTTAAACCGGAAAGCCTCGCCAGCTACGACAACGCCGATATCACCCTTCAGCACCCCGACGATTTTGTCGATTCGAAAACCTTCAAAGAGGTTTCTGTCGGCCATGCCACGACCGCAGGGCGCAGATTTGGTGATTTCGTCGTTGTTGATCACCTGATTAAAGATCAGGCCGCGATAGACGCCATAAACGCTGGCACCGCCGAGCTATCAGCAGGATATAGCGCTGAATACATCCGTCAGCCTGGGGTTGCCCCTTGCGGCACTCCTTATGAATTTATTCAGACTGACATTCGCGTTAACCACATAGCGCTTTGTGACTCCGCTCGGGCGGGGCATCTGGCGCGACTTTTTGATTCAAATAAACCACAGGAGCAAAAACCTATGCCACAAATCACTCTCGATAGCGGCGCAAAAGTGGAAGTGGCAGACCAGGCCACCGCCACGCTGATCCAGACCACGTTAGACAGTCTGATGACGCGGATCCGAACTGCCGATGAAAGCCAGGCAAAACTGGAAGGCGAAATCGCCCAGCTTGAGGTGAAGCTGGAGGAAAAAGAAGAAGCGCTGGAAGAAATCAAAGCCCAGACTTCCGATGCTGCAATTCAGCAGCGCGTGGATCAGGTCGTCGTTGCGCTGGGTGGTGCCCGTAAAATTGCAGGGAAAAGTTTTTCCTGTGATTCGATGGACCCGCTGACCATTAAACGCAATGCGCTCGATGCGGCCGGTATCAAATGCAAAAAATACGCGACCTGGGATAAAGCCCCGGATGCATATGTTTCTGCCTGGTTCGATGCGGAGGAGGAGCGCAAAGAAAGCGAGGACGAGGACGAAACTGATCCTGAAAACAAAAATACCAACGACTCCCACCGTCGTTTTGCCAGTGACATGACCAACGTCATGACCCGTCAGACAGGTGATGCAAACCAGCAGCGCGTCAGCGCCCGTAATAACTTCCTTGACCAGCGCTACGGTCGCAACCAAGAAGGTAAAAAATAATGGCTATTGCTCAGGATTCTTTCGGCTTGTTTAACGGCCTCGGTTATGAAGGCCAGGTATCCACTATCGAAGTAAACAAAATTGTGTCTCGTCTGACGGAAGAGCAGTTTATTCCGTTTGGTCGCGCGGTGATCCGTGGTGCTGCTCGTCGTTCTGTCGCGCCTGTCACGGCTGATATCGTCGCCGCTGACATCGTAGGCTTTACCGTTCGCAGCCAGGCGCAATCCAGCCCGACGCCACCAAATCAGGAGGGCATTTACGCCAGCGGCTACCGCGTTAACGATGTGGCATCCATTCTGGAAGACGGTGCAATGTTCGCGCTGTGTGTGGACGGTGCTGAAGGCGGCGATCCGGTTGAGGTCATCGTAGATGATGAAGAAAACCTTGGTCGCCTGACGGCGGGCGGTAACGGCGTGGCGCTGAATCTGGTTAAGTGGGTGGATGACGTTGAAGCCGGAAAAATCGGTGAGATCCGCGTTCATGGCATCCTTTCAGTTGATGCTGGTGCATCAGGTTCCGACGCTGGTCAGGGCGAATAAATTTAATTCAGGGAAAATAATATGCGACGCAATATGTTTGATATGTCTCCTACCGCAGCGATGGGGTTTCTGATCCAGCAGGCTGTTCACCTGGAGCAAAAGGTTTACGAAAAAAAATACCCTCAGTACAAATACACCCAACTTGTGCCACTTGATGACTCTGCGCCAGACTGGGTGGAGTCTGTAGCGTTTCAGGCCACCGATGCGCGCGGCGAGCTGCAATTGCTGGGCCCGAATTCAACGGACATCCCGACCGTTGATGTGGCAACGAGCATCGGTTTCCATCAGATCAAAACGGCGGCGCTGGGTTATACCTACACCATCGAAGAGATTGGCCGCGCCCAACTTTATGACATTCCGCTGGATGCGCGTAAGGCTCAGGCGGTGCGTGATGTTACTGAGCGTGGGCTGAACAAAATTTATCTCTGGGGGCAACATATTGGTGAAGGTCTTTACACCAGCAAGAATGTCACCCGCGAATCCGCACTTGCCACTCTTAAAGCGCTGGTGGCTGATATCCCTACAAAGGGCACGCAGCCGATCATTGATTTCTTCGGCAACGCTTACAACCAGGTCTATCTGAACAACACCAACACGGTATTTCGTCCGACCGATTTCGTGCTTCCACCCGCTCAGATGCAGCTTTTGATGCGCACCATGCTTTCAACGCACAACGCATCGAACTACACGCTGTTGCAGTTCCTGCGCGAAAACTTCCCTGACATGACGTTTACCGATGACATTCTGCTTTCAACGGATGTGAAGGATGATAACGGCCGGCCGGAAGAAACACCGCTGGATGACGATCGTATGGTCGTCTACTGCAAGGATATGGAAGTGGTCAAAGGCCATGACGTAATGCCGCTCCAGTTCCTTGCTCCGGCCACCGCTGACAACGTGAATTTCAAAGTACCGGCTCTGACCCGTACTGGTGGTACTGAAATTCGTGTGCCTGGTGCTTTCCACTACATCGATGGGATTTAATTCATGCAGACTCTGATTAACTGGTCCAGAAGTCCACTCGTGGTTGTTGATGAAAACGGCGACCGCATCACCCTTAAGCCGGGTGAGGGAAAACCTGTTGCGGGTGATTTTAAAAATCATCCTTGGGTGAAAAAGCGTCGCCTTGAAATTTCCGGCTCTGAAGAGCGCGAAACGCCAGGTGGTGCCGAAATTGATGAAGAACTTGTCGCGCTGCGTGCGCAGTTCGAAAGCATCTTCGGCAAACCTCCGCATAAAAACTCGGGTAAGGCGAAACTCCGGCAGGAGATCGATAAATGGCGTGAAGGCGCAGACTAAAACCCACCCGTGACGGTGGGTTTTTTATTGGGAGTAAAAGCGATGTTTAATCAGTTTTTTGTTCCCTCTGCCGTCATGCCTTCCTCCGGAAAAAACTCTGTAAAAATCACGGCTCAGATCGTGGCTAACTTCCGCGCGTACTATCCCGCCTTTGCGAATCCCGACCTGTGGCCGGATGACATTGTTATCCGTGCTCTGGAAGAGGCTGACGCAGAGACGGGACCACGCTGGGGGAAGTACAGAGCTAAAACCGCATCAATAAAAGCCCGTGGGATGTATGCCTATGCAGCCCACAGGCTACTCATGTGGAAGCGGGCCGAAGAGGAAGAGGACGCAGGGGCGCTTTATGCGGTGGCGTCAAAGAGTGTTGGTGATGAATCGACCTCTTTTGCCGTGCCATCGGTAAGCACTGATGACCTGGTTCTGAACGGTGATCTGCCCATGACTCAGTACGGCGTGGAGTTTTTACGTCTGCGGCGTCGGGCCAGCGCGGGGCCAGCCATTGTATGAAAATTAATACAGAGGTTCGTGGGGGGGAAAAACTGGCGAAAAAGCTGAAGCAAATTCAGGACCGTCTGACCAGTAAAAAGCGGGTTCTGATTGGCCTGCCGGCAGGAAGCGGCGTTTATGAAGACGGCGCACCGATAGCCGTTATTGGTGCCGTTCAGGAATTCGGTTCCGCTGACGGACGTATTCCTGAACGTTCATTTCTGCGCGTGCCGATGCGCCAGAACGTGGACAACATCAAAAAGGGGTTCGCTTCGCTGTCCCGCCAGGTATCGCGGGGAGAAATATCCGCTTTTCAGATGCTGGATCAAATGGGGGCACGTGCTGCGGGTTATTGCAGAGAGGCAATTGAAACAGGGATTGCCCCTGCTAACGCACCTTCGACGATTAAGCGCAAAGGCTCCGCAACGCCGCTTATCGATACAGGCATTCTGAAAAACGCGATCACCCATGTTGTGGAGGACTGACCATGTACGGGAACGGGCTAGACATGCGCGGCCATGTCGATTCGACCTTCAAATCCAAGATAGAGGGGGGCATCTGGTTAATTCGTAAGGAGGGGGATTACAGCGGCCCTGGCGGGGTGTGGCAGGAAACGGAAACCGAACGGGAAGAACTGAAGCGCGTAAACGTCCAGCCTGGCAAATGGCGGGAAATAAACCTGCTGGTGGGCGAGGGTGGCGTGGCGGTCATCAGTGACTTCAGAACGGTCCATATCAACGATGGCAAAACGTATCTCATGCCGGATGAAAGCGGGCAGTATACCGACCAGCTTGTATTCAGCGACGGGGTAGTGATGCGGCGCTGGCGCGTAATGACCGCTGACAATCGCCCATGGCGTAATTTCTGCCGTGCTGTCGTTCAGGTCATCAGGGAGCCAGTAACATGAGGGAGATCAGCGAGCTCCACGAACTGTTGCAGCGGCTGGTTTCCGTCTGTACGGGTATGACCACGCCCCGGATTATCCTGGCTGACCAGGGAAGGGCACCACCGAAGGGGGCTGGACTCTATGCCACCTATAATCCTGTACCCATCAGGGCTTACGGGCAGCCTTCACAACGACTTGAATACATCGATGCGCTGGAGGAATACGACGAGTCTCTGGGGGAGAACTGGCAGGACCTGGAAGAAATCACCGCCTCGTCAATGGAGCTGATGCTGTCGGTGAACTTCTTCAACGAGGGCGCATCTCAGGCGGCCATGATGCTGCATAACGCGAATTTCCGCTCCCATGTCAGTGATTTTTTGTTCCTCAATAAACTGGGTTTCCGCTACGTCAGTAATCCCCGCAATCTCAGCACACATTTCCAGTCGGGTATCCAGCCGCGCTGGCAGGCCGACATTCATCTTTTTGTTGAGCATGAAGTCAGCAGCAGGGTTTTACGCGCTGCGGGTTTCTCAATAGAACATTACACAGAGGAGTAAAGCCTAATGGCGTACTCAGTAGATAACATTATTCCGGTCAACGTAATTATCGGGGCGTCGGGGCTGGGTTATGCCGATTTTACCTCGGCGTTTGTCTTTGCCGATGCCTCCGATTTGCGCCCGCCTCCGGTTGAAACGGGGATCCTGACGGAGAGCAGGAAAAAAATTAAAACGCAGTCCGGCAAAACCCTCCTTCCGGAGTCCTTGCCGAAAACGGCCCGTGGTGAGACCTTTCCGGTTGATACCTTCCGCGATTATTCCGGGGTTACGGAAGTGGGGGCGGACTTTTCCACGGACTCGGAAATTTATCATATCGCCACCCGCTTCTTTGCCCAGGTCCCCCGGCCACCGTCGCTTTCTGTCTGGATGAAGAACCCGGTGGATGAGGGGATCATCGACACGGTGAATAAGACCAGTGAAACCGCCTGGCGATACCACTACTTCTTCAAAACGGTCGATTTCACGGAAAGCAATCTCCTGGTACTCAGTGACTGGAGCGACGCCACTGGTCATCCGGTATGGTACACCAGCACGTCACCGGAGGCTGTCGATCAGACGGTGACCGACGATATTGTTTCGCGGCTTGCGAATAAGGGTAACCGACACATGCTGGTCGGCTGGCGGGCACCTGAAGCAGTCAATGAAGACCCGTCTCAGGCGCACACTATGGTTCAGGTCGCCGCCACGTTCGCTAAATTTCGTCCAAATGGCCTCAACACGGCAATCACCGCCGAGTATCAGGTGCTGCCTGGTGTGGACGGCGATGAGCTGAAAACACCGCAGTACAACGCCCTGAAGGCGAAAAAGACGGTGTTCTTTACCCCGATCGAACTGGCAGGCCAGAAGGATACAAGTCGCGTAATTAACAGTGTCTCAATGTCCTCCTACGGGGAATTTATTGATGATGTGATCAACATCGACGTGCTGAAGAATCACCTGCAGGTGGACGGGTATAACTATATCGCCAACGTCGGCACGAAGCGGCCGCTGACCCCTCGCGGTTATGCGGGGCTGTTAAACGTGCTTACCGACACTCTCAAGCGCTTCTATAACAACGGCGTGCTGGGAGAGGGAACCTATATCGATGAACAGACGGGTGAAGAGAAAACAGCAAAATTCGGTTACGTCATTCTTTCGAAGGCTGAAGACGTTCTCTCCCTGACCAAAGCGCAGCGCAAAAAGCGCGAATTCCCGCCAACAAAAATCCTCGTCATTCTGTCGCGTGCAGGGCATGTGGCAGAGCTGAATGTAACAGTGGAGTAATGGACTATGGCAATGAAGAACTACGGCGCCAGCCACGCTGACCTCATTATAAACGGGCTTCCGATTGACGAGTTCGGGGATACGGATCCGCCGATCATCATTGAAGATATCGACCCTCGCGCCACCCTGAAACGGGGTATCGGTAAAACATCCGTTCGCCTGGACGGGCCGACACGACCTAAACGTTTATCAGTGAGTTTGATCCCTGGCTGCGATCAGGCCCGTCAGCTGCTGGCGATAGAGAAATCGGGCGTGGATTTTTTCTTTACCTTCCGGCAGCGCGGAACCGATGAAACTGTTGAAGCGTTTGATGGGGTAATGACTCAGCGCGGCGGGCTAGGGCGTGGTGGTAAGCAGAGCGCCAGCGACGAAACGTTTACCTTCGAGTTTGCGGATAGTGAGGAAACCTGATGTGTCAAATTGAAATAGGGGTTAGCATTAAAATTGATACCACCCCTCTGAAAGAAAAAATCGTTCAGTTAGTTAGTGAGGTGGAATCAGCGTTTCCCGAGGGCTTGCCTGATGATATCCGCAGCCGTCTTTTGAGCCTGAGCGATAACATCATCCTTAGTGAATTCTCTTCCGCAATCTCTGCAAACGGCACCCATGAGTTCGTCCAACGAATTAATTTTGGTGGTTGCGTTGATGACCTTACTTCCGCACTCCGGGCAGACAATCGGAACCTGTGACATAAATCTCTTTTATTTTCAGTTACCCGGCACTGCACTGCCGGGCGCTGACTAATGGAGCATAACCACATTAAAAATAAGGCTAACAAATGGCACGTAAAATCGAGATCGAGATTAATAACGAAGTTTTTGTTGGTGACACTTCGCCAGCACGGGATCAAGTTGAAATGTTGAGCATTGCAACACAAAACGGTTTACTCCCCTATCTTACAAAAAACGTCAAAGACATGACGATCGTTTCCGGTATCGCAGGGTTAAACACCATGACCTTCGAGCGGCTTAAAGAACTGGTTATCCGTAAGGGGGAATTCAAACGAGCCTCAGATAATGTACCGTTGAGTGAAAATCTTTTTCAGGACCAGGTTCACTTTTTCCTGCTGCTTTTAGGTCGCGCGCTAGCTGAGAATGTTGGCCCTTTCTGGAATCTCAGCAGCGACGAAAACACGGACGCCCCGACAGAAACGAGGTAACCCGGGTTGACTGGTTTTTATGGCGTCCTTGTACGGGGATGGGGCAGCTTTGCCCGCCCCTTGCTAAGTGGAGTGATATGACTGACGGAACCTATAGCCTGGAAGAGGTACAGTTGATGCACGATGCTATGGACGACATTTACGATGCTGCTGAGAAAGCAAAAGCTTAGTTTAACCACTCGTTTAGTAAGAGTTTAAGATTGGGCTGATAAATCAAGAGATAATATTCTTTTTCGTGGAGGATATATGTCTTTTAAAGCGTCGCTTAAAAATATCGTATCTACTTTATTTCTTATTGCCGTTCTTCTTTTTTGTTTATCTTTAGCGGCTTTACTGCTCAAAGATTTATATATAGATAAAATAAACGGCAATGTTGTAATTATCCTTGTTATTCTATTTTTATTGGCGATCTATCTATTGCCATCTATTAATGCGTTTAATAGATGGCATAAAGATAAAAAAGCTGTGTTAGCGATGAATTTATTTTTGGGCTGGACGGCCATCGGATGGATCGGCTCTTTGATTTGGTCTTTTACAGGACCGAACTTAAAAAAGGAGAGGTTAAAAGAAAATTATACTTCTAAAACCTGTCCGCATTGTGCAGAGTTAGTAAAGATTGATGCCAGGATATGTAGATTCTGCCAACGAGAGCTTTAAACATACATCAAACCGCTTCGGCGGTTTTTTATGGAGTCAATATGTCACAGCCAAACGCATCTGATGTCGTTGATAGTTTATTCATATCTCTTGGGATAGATTTAGATGACAAGAGTTTTAAAGCCGCGACCAATACGGTAAATGGACTAAAATCTGGTTTGGTTCAGTTAGGAGCTGCGGCTGGCGCTGGTATAGGTTTTAATTCGGCAACATTTGGACTGGCGAATAAAATTCAAGAACTGGAAAGACTAAGCAAGATTACGAACTTTACTACAAAGCAAATCGAAGGGTTACAGTTTGCTTTAAAAAAGGTTGGTGTATCTGATGATAGTGCAACTTATTCAATAGTCCAAAAAATACCTTCATTGCAGCAGGCGGCACGCGAAGGGCGTTTAAATGATCAGGCCTATTGGAATGGGGTTTTTAATCCGCAACAGTTTTCTAATCTTACTGGTCAGGACGCCATTGAATATCTGATAGAGTCATACTCCAAAATGAATGCCGATCAGCAACGCACTTTAAGAGGCGGGATTGGTATTGGTGATAATGATCCGCTCACTCGTTTACTTGAAACTGGAATTAGTGGTTTCAAAGAAATTAATGAGCAATTCGAAAGGATGCATAAAGCTATTGATCCAGCTCTTTCTGAAAATGCTAGTAAACTTAATGATGAACTGTCGGTTTTATCGTTAAATTTTGAAAATCTGAAAAAAGCTATTGGAGGCGATCTTATTGGTCCGTTGTCCAGCCTCACAGCAATCGTTAATGATTTAATGCAGAAGTATCCAGATGAAGCAAAGTATGCCAGCTATGCGGCTGGTATAGGTGGCACTGCTATTGTCTGGAAAACAATAGGCGCTCTATTTGGAAATCAAGCGGCTAGCTCATTCGGTGCTGGTTTATTGGCCCATCCAGTGATCGCTACAATCCTTGGGGTTATTGCTCCTGGCAACTCTTTTGTTGATTATGAAGATGCTAAAGCCATGAGCGACCCCATTAAAAATTGGCAAAAAAGAAACCCAGGGCAACCTTTGCCTACTGGCACTGTGGATTGGAAAGAAGAATATCTTCAGCAAATAGAACAGGGCGGGGTATCTAAAAATGAGCAAGACTTCCTTGATTTAATTTCTCTGGCTGAGGGTACGTCTAACTATGGCAATAATGGCTATAACACGTTGTTTGGGGGCTCTCAGTTTTCAGACTATAGCGATCATCCTCGTCAATATTTTGATCACAATGGAACGCGAACATCAGCGGCTGGCCGCTACCAGATAACAGCTCAGTCATGGGATGACGCGGTGAAGGCGTTAGGACTTACTGATTTCTCACCTGCAAACCAGGATAAAGCGGCTCTGTGGCTGGCGCAACGCGCGGGCCAGGGTGAAAACATTCGCAATGGGAACATCACCGGAGCGGCTAACGGGCTTCGGCAGGTATGGACGGGCCTGAATTCTTCTGCTGGGCAGAATGCGCTGGCTGGGTACTACGCAAGCGCAAACAGCATTCCTCAACCAACTAACTATGCTGGTGGTGCTGGTTCGCGATCCGTGACCGCTAATAACAATATCGTTATCAATGCGAGTGGCGCGAATGCTGATGAAGTCGCTGATCTTGTCTTCGGGCAAATATCGGATAAAACCAGTCAGGCGACAGCACACCTCTCAACGGACAAATTCTGATGGCAATAACAGGACTGTTTACGCGAAACAGGCCGCAGATCGGAAACCTCTATTTTGATGCTCTCCTTAAAGAAAGTACCGAACTGCGTACGGACGTAAGTGAATTCCCACTGGAAACCGCTGAAACCGCGCAAGATAACGCGGTGACCAGGGCGCTGGAAATCACTATGGAAATAGGGGTATCAGATAACTGGTACAGGGGTTTGATCGCCCAGCAGGAAGAACTGGCGCAGCCTCTGGTTGATATCGGAGGCGGGCTTACTGCTGGCGTGGCGGCTTCGCTAATGTCTGGGCGCACGGCTGCACTATCAGGTATTGCGGCCAGTGTGGGTCTGGCAGTCTATCAGAACAGCCATGGAACAACTCGCTCTCAAAATCTTCTTGAGCAGTTACGGGCTATACAGAGGAACCATGAAACCTTCGATTTGGTGGCCAGTAAAGGCGCATCTTATAAAAACTGCATCATAACCAGCACCAGAACGGAGATCGATAAGGAGACTGAAGGCGGTTTGATCATCGTCGTGGATATGTTGCAGCTAACAATTATTCACGACACGGTTGAAGAGACGAACGCAAATTTACCCTGGGGTGACAGTGTTACAACTCAGGGGCAGCGTGAATTTGCCGGAGGGGAAGTCATTACCCAAATTGTGGAGGTAGCATGATCGTCATTCCATTATCCAGTGGTCACGCATTCCAACGTTTTCGTATTCAACTTGGATCGCATTTTCTGGTTTTCAAGCTGCGTTGGCTTACTCGTTTTGAATATTTCTGCGTGGATATTCTGGAAAACGGCGAGCCGGTAGTGCTTGGGCGTGCGCTGCATCCTGATGTTAATTTGTTAGCTGGTCTGAATACTGATATTGGCGCGTTATATCTGCGAGGTGAAAGCCCTACGGTCAGTAACCTGGGCCGTGATAATAAACTGGAATGGGTTGCTCATGAGCAGATTGTTTGACAGAAATTACCTGCTTGAAATCACCACCACCAGCGGAGAAGTTCTGACCTATGCCCCGCCTATTGAAACGCGCTTTCTGATTGATAATTTTCCGCAGCATACAAATGCGACTGCCGGCATCACAGTATTTGGTATTTCATCCAGGGCGCGAGAACTGATCCAGATAAGAAATGATGCAGGTAATAATTATGGAACGGTGAGCCTTAAAGCGGGTTATGGCGATGATATTGGCGTGATTTTTACTGGCCGAATCAATAATGTTCAAGTAGCAAAGGATGGCGTAAGCACCTGTATAAAACTCTACTGCTCAGCGACATCTACGGAATGGGATGCAACATCTTACCAGTCATGGGGCGATAACACGCCGTATCAGGAGGTCATCAGAGATATTGCCGAAGGGCTGGGCGCTCCCGTCGAGTTTGTCGGTGATTTCTCAGATCTTCCTGTGCTGATCAGAGGCCGCAATGCAGGCGGAAAACTTTGCCGAATCCTTCTAGACGAGCTGAAACAATTTTTCCGATTCTGGTGGCTCCATACTCCCACGCGTACGCTAATTATCCGCGATGGTGCGTCGCGTGATTGGGTAGAACATGACATATCAGCTTTGAGCGGTATGGAGGGTGCTCCGCGCTGGTATGCAAGTTCTCTGGAGGTTGACGTAAAACTGAATTATCAACTTCAGCCAGCCGATGTGATGAATGTTACCTCCAGATTCTGGACACTCAATTTCAGTCAGGCCTATTTTACTGACCTCCAGAACCTTGCTGAAAAACAGCGCAGAACCGGAAAATTCACCATTCTCAGAACAACTCACGAAGGAGCGCTCTGGGGAAACACTTGGAAAACGACCGCAATCTGTTTGTGGCGAGGAAGTTGATATGAAGGACACAAACCCTTTTCTCACGATGATGATGCAACTCAGGCCGCAACTTTTGTGGGATCTGATGTTTTGCTTGCCTGGCAAGGTGACGGGATATGATCCCGATTTGCAGCGTGCGATTGTTGAAATAGGTATTCAGCGGCATGAGGGAGAGGGAGTGTTTAATACGCTGCCTGAGATCAAACATGTTCCGGTTCAGTTTTCAGGTACTGCGAATTGGTCAGTTTTTCATGAACTGCCGGAAGGCACTGAAGGACTCATTCATTTTTCGCAGCGTTCCGTTGATTACTGGATCGAGCAGGGAGGGCCCGTTCGTCCTCTCGATGCTCGCATGTTCGATGCGACCGATGCCTTTTTTGCCCCTGGCTACCGCTCACGCTCCACCTGTATTTCTGGTTTACCCACTGAAGGTATCGGTATGAGCAACGCCAGCGGCTCCGTGCGGTTTCATCTTTCTGATGGTGGGATAAACCTCAAAGTGGGGGGGCAAACGCTTTCTCTATCGTCTGACGGGCTTACGCACAACGGGAAGAACATCGGCTCAACGCATAAACATGGAGGTGTTGAAACTGGTGGCTCTAAAACAAAAGAGCCTGAATAGCGTAGCGACAAGTATAAGCCCATGAATTTAAACTGGTCATTGTCTTTGATGTCTTGATATGCTTCTAAAAGTTTTCTATCAAAATTTTAAAGGGAGTGACCACATGCCAAAAGAACAAGCTAATCCTGGTCTAACGAACACAATTTGGATTGAGCGTAGTTATATTTCTGATATGGCTCATGGCTTTTCAGAAGCTGCATTAACAATGGCTGAGACTTTGGGAAATGACCCTCATGAACCAAAGCGTAATGTTGTTTACACTAATTCACTATTAGCAATTGAGTTATATTTTAAATCTGAACTGGTTATTCGAAAATTCGAACCTGCTCATGCATTTGTTATTGATGAAAGCACAATAGCTCTTGGGAGTGAGGAGCAAGTTGAGAACGGGGAAGCAAACATACACATAATGCATTCCACATTGCAAATGCCAAGCGGGAAATGGACGCATGACATCCACACTCTCTTCAAAGAACTCGATGAAGAGTTAAAGATTGCATTGCTCAATAACATTATTAACGAAACCCCATTAATAAAGGACATGAATGGGTTAGAAGATTTTATTATTAAAATAAAAGAGTATTTTGTAAGGAAACGCTATGCTTTTAATTATTTCATTGAGGCTGTGGCACCTGATGCAAACTATATGTATGTCTTAATTCCTGTTCTTAGAGGTATCAGGAAAACATTTGGATACCGAGAAGAATAATAATCTCTTTAAATGGAGGTGTATTTGATACGAAATTTTATTGAAGGAGATATCGTTACGAGTGGCGAACATTTTGTTACCGGAAAAGAAGAAACCCGACAAGCCTGCATTTGCAGGCTTCGTCTTTTTATAGGGGAGTATTTTCTTGATGCCACTGATGGTACGCCGTGGTTTCAGAGCATCCTCGGTAAATCCTCGCGCGATATCGCTGAAGCCAACATAAAGCAGCGCATTCTTTCCACTACGGGCGTGCTGGCGATCAACACGTTCGATATGGACAGCGACACCCGAAAACGCACGTTCACGGTTAGGGCCACGCTGACCGACATCAACAACGAACAGTTCGAACTCCTTTATGACAAGGATCTCTAATGGCTGAAATAACGAAACACGGCGCGACGGGAACGACCCTTCAGGAATACAAAGACGAGGTGACTGAAAAATACCTCGGGATAGACAGCAGCTGGAACCTGACACCCGAAACGCCTGACGGAATGGCGATCGCTGTCTGGTCAGAGTTACTCGCTAATCTTGATGAAGAGGTTATAAACGCTTACCACTCTGCGGACCCGAACGCGGCCAAAGGGCAACAGCTTGACCGCATAGCGGCGTTTGCAGGTTTACAGCGCCAGCCGGAAAGCTTCTCAACGGACGTTGTAGAGTTTGAAGGGGACGGGCTAATCGAAATACCGGCGGGTGTGAAAGTTCGCCATCGCGTGACTGGCACGCTCTGGGCCACGGACGCGAAGGTTATCACCGATACCAGCGGGAAGGCATCCGTCAGCGTTACGTGTACGACTGCCGGTGCGCAGAGCGCCAATCCAGGCACGCTCACCATCATTGCTTCACCAGTTGCCCGTATACGCGCTGTGACGAACACTCAGGGGGCCAGTCTCGGGAAAGCCGAAGAGAGCGATAACGCCTTTCGGGTGAGGCGTAATTATTCGGTGGCGCTGCCTGGCAATAACCAGATCGACAATATCAAAGCCGCTCTGGATAACGTGACGGGTGTTAAACAGACGCTGGTTCATGAGAACGTCGAAAATGAAACTGACGAGCACGGTGTATATGGCCACTCGATGGCGATATTTATCGACGGCGGGGAAACTGACGCCATCGTGCTGGCGATGGCCACGCATAAAAATCCCGGCTGCGGCCTGAATCGCTATAACACTTTTCCGAACAAAATCAGCGTGGACACGTTCACCCCGAAGGGCCAGCCCGTAAACATTACCTTCTTTCGACCAGAGTACGTGGCCGTTTATGTCCAGGTGGATATCAAAACCAGCACGCTGGGCGAAGACGAGAAGTCGAAAATTAAAAAGGCCATCGTGGATTACACGCTGGTGGGCTTTGACGAAACTACGGGCTTTGCAAAGCAGGGTTTTCGAATCGGTGAAGCACTTGCAGCAGGACGGCTTTACACCCCTGCAAACTTCTTTGTCGGCGCTGATGATTACGTAAGCAATATTTCTATCGGTACGGCTGCAGGTGAAATTAACAGGAGCGTGATCCCCGTTAAGTTCAACCAGCTCGGCGTATTCAGTACGGAGAACATCACGATAAATTATGTCTGAATTCAGCGATAAGGCGAAAAGCCGAATTTACTGGCAGTACAAAAATGCCCCGAAACTTGTCGAGTGGATTCTGTCTCTCCCTGACGTGGCCCAGAGCAGAATGGTCGAGCAGATTGAGAAGGTCCGTAACATCCTGGACATCGATAATGCAGAAGGCGAGCAGCTCAATATCTGTGGGCGTATTGCCGGGTACCGTAAGCGACCGGTAGGGCGCTTTTATCCAGGATGTGAAGTGGCTGAAGTGGATGATGTGCTTTATCGAAAAATGATAAAGGCCAAAATCTGCAGGAACAACGGGATCGCCACCATCGACGATGTGAAAGCCGCAGCGGATTACATTCTTGACGTTAACGTCACCGTGCTCGATGCACAGGATATGACCATGCGGCTGGTATGGCATGAGGACACCGTCAGTATTGCCGTGCAAGAGCTGGTGGAAGATTACGATCTCATCCCCCGACCACAGGGTGTGGGTATGCGAAAACACCGTGTCATTAAACGCAAGCCTTTCGGGTTCGGGCGACACAACAATAATTTTGGTAACGCGCCGTTCTGGTACGGGGATGGCACACCGCCGGTGCATTATTACGGTGCGATAACGCTGGTCCGGCGTAACAACGTGGTGGCCGGGGAGATCATTATCAATGATGTAGATGTGGCCGATCAGGACGTTGCCATTATCATTAACCACCCCAACGGCAGTCAAACCGTGCGTTACGTGGTGACGAACGGCGAGGGTCGTTTCGCTGTCGGAGGTCTGCCCGTTCCCTGTGTAGTCATTGCCCGCGCAATGCTTGTATTACCCACATGTAAAATGCTTGAACTCGAATCAGAGCCACTTTCCATTTCCTGAAGTAACGGAGTCATCCATGACAAACAAAAATTTACCCGGGCGCAGGCAGCGTCCGGGGCGCTCTGCCACGTCTGCCCGTCACCAGAGAAGCGTGAAGCTCGCCGACGATGGGGTGAAAATTTCTGACCTCCCGCCCGCCGACCGTCTGCTTGAGGATGAGGTGTTCCCCCTGGTGCAGAACGGCGAAACGCGCAAGGCCACACTGGGCCAGGTGCGGGATTTGATCCCGGCCGGAGAAGAGGGGGCCAGCGCCTATGAAATCTGGCTTGATGAAGGGTTTGAGGGAACGGAAGCTGATTTTCTGGACTGGCTACGCGGTGAGAACGGGCTGGACGGAAAGGACGGTAATCCGGGGCAGGACGGGCAGTCTGCCTATCAGATATGGCTTGCAGCCGGTAATGAAGGCAGCGAACAGGAATTTCTGGCTTCCTTGAAGGGAGAGGCCGGGACCGATGGTGAGCCGGGGCGGGAAGGTAAATCGGCCTATCAGGTCTGGCTTGGGGCAGGTCATGAGGGGACTGAAAACGATTTTCTGGCGTGGTTACAGGCACAGGTCACGGTTGATCCTCTAAAAACAAACCTGCTCCAGGACCATTCTGCCGGTCTGTTCGTGAATGGTGTTCACCCCATCATTCCGAAGTTTGTTTCTTCTTCATACAACGGATTACTGGACAAGTTTAAAAGCCTGGCTGACGGTACTCGCGTCTACGCACTGACGACTAATCTTTCTAATCCGCTTGGTATTGCATCGCTCGGTGGGGTGGGGATCCAGCGCTTCATCCTGGTCGAGCCCCAGTATATTTTCACAAATGAAAATGGTGAGTATATCCCTGCACAGTATTTCATTTCACAAACCATTATTTCCGCTGCAGCGATAAAAACGACCGTGTCCGTCATCATGTCTCACAAACCCTACAAATCCTGGGACTTGTCCACCCTAGAACCTGTCGGGACTGCAGAGAACGGTGCTGTTCTTCAGTGTAAGCTTTCGCTGAGATTACTTGTTGGTACCACACCATCACAGAATGGAATGAGTTAAAGAGGTCAATATGGATCAGGTATTCTTTCGCGTGCCGTTTGCGTCAAACGGCGACACCTCCACCATCCCTGAAACTGTAACTGCAGATGGCAGCGTAAACTGGCCACAAGGCTGGCCCCTTGATTATGAAAAGGATATGGACGCCGATGCCAACGCGAAGCCGGTAGAGCGTGAGGTGATGAATTTCATGTTCAACGCTGTCACCGTTGCCCTGCGTCAGTATCAGTCGGCGGCGTTCCCTGAATTCATCACACCGGCTGACAACAACGGAACGGCATTTGCCTATGCTGCCGGTACTGTCATTCGTTATCGTGCCAGCATTACCGACGCATTTAAAAACTACGTATCACTGGTGGATAACAACACGGCTACGCCGGGATCGGATGAATCAAAGTGGCAGGAGTTTATTTTTGCTGAAGCGACCGAACAGGAAACCACTGCCGGAACGAGCGGCACGAAAATCATTACTCCGCGCCGTCTGAAAAAAGTGACGGATAAACTCGAAGATAAGATTGAAGAGTCGATCAATACGACGGTTACCCCCTTTATTCTTCCTGTCGGTGCAATAGTGCTCTGGGGCGGCAGGACGCCGCCAGATGGCTGGATTGAAGTAAACGGACAGGCTTTCAATACGGCCGAAAACCCTGAGCTTTTCAGATTATATCCCTCCGGCAGAGTGCCGGACTGGCGAGGGCGATTTATTCGCGCCTGGGATAACGGCGCAGGCATCGATCCTGATGTCGGCAGGGATGTTGGCAGCGAACAAATGAGTGCCTTTGAAAAGCATGCTCATTCCGCTCCTGTAGAACGTGCGAGTGATGGTCTTGTCGGACCACGTGCTATACGTGGCGTTTACTGGCCGGGTAAATATACCCGAATCACCACAAATGCGGGTACGTCTGAGGAAGGCGGGGATGAAACGAGGCCGCGTAATATTGCGGCTATGTACATTATTAAAACAGATCAGGCCGAAGAGCAGCAAGGGGTGGAATATCCAACCGCCATAGTTGTTTCTCCGTCGACAGGGACCATACAGGCAGGGGAAAGCCGTCAGTTTACCGGGGCGATCCTTCCGGCAAGTGTTGCTTCCGGCTATGTCATTTCGTGGAGCGTGGCTGATGCTTCGCTTGGCAGCATAAACGGAAGTGGTCTCTACAGTTCGACGGCAAACAAAGCAGGTGAGCAGACTATAATCGCTACCGTTCAGACTGAGTCAGGAACGGTTACGGGAACCGCGACAGTCACGCAACAAATCTGGCTGACAAAAATTGAACTCGTTGCGCCCGAAGAAATGGCTGAAGGTGAAACGTTCACTGCCGGCATAGTTTTTACGCCACTGAATTTTACTGAGCCCGTGCAGTACAGTTCATCAGATTCATCGGTGGTGACGTTCATTGATGGTGAAATCGATGCACGAAGCGGAGGAACGGCTACGGTTGCCGTAACAGGTGTCAATTCTGGCATCTCGGCATCGAGAACAATCAAGGTAACTGCAGCAGAGGTTATTGAAGAGTATTTGCGAATTGAAAATAACCTGTCAGAGATAGCGGAAGCGGGAGAAGAGGCCCAGACTGAAGCGCGGGAACATATTGGGCTGGGCGAACTGGCAACTAAAGACAGCTTAAACGCCAGTGATGTTGGCGCCGCGCCGATGGCTACGGAATCTTTACCTGAAAGTCTGGACCTGGATGAACTAACCGCACCAGGCGATTACTTTCAGAGCGTGAGCAGCAACGCCACGCCAGAGAATCATTATCCGGAGGAGACAGCGGGGGCGCTTCGTGTAGTTGCCACGGGTGTGAGTAAGGAGGCCTGCCGTCAGTTCTACTGGCCGTATGATTCCACAAAAGAATATCGCCGCTGTGGGTTTGGTGAGCCGTTGGTGTGGAAGGGATGGCAGGAACATTGATATGTAATACCTATAATTCGGGAAGTTAAGTTTGTTCTTGGAAAAATCTGAAATTCTAATAGTGAAAATTGCAGCTTAACATATGATCGGTATTATTGATTGTTGTCATGTAATTGATCGTTGAAAACTATATTAAGGAATTCAACAGCCTCCTAGAAGTGACACAAAAAAGCTGGTCCTGACTATGATCTAAAATGTTATTCCCTTTGGAAACTATTTGATAACCAGTAAGTTTTGTTGTTGTGGTATGCAGAGAATTCTGCGCGTTGCTCATTCCGGTGCGTCAAATATCAGCAGGTTGCTTCGTATGGAGGCATAAATTATCAGTAAACGAGTATTCAGGAATCAAGAAAGGAAAAGGATAATGAAATTTAAGTTATTTTTACTGATGGGGATGTGGGTATGTGATGCACATGCGGTTCGATGGCCAAGCATTTCGAACCCGGTTATAACTTCGTGCAATAATCCTAATACAACGTGTGCCAGTGGGGTTTATTATAAACACGACGGTACGGTTTTTCTTGAACAATCTGAACTTATCAAACCTCCATCTTCTTCCCCCCAATCTATAAGAGTATTTGGTATTCATTGCTCTAGAGGATCACAAATGCCAGGAAATGAGTCACCGTTTAGTGAATGTTACTGGGATGTTGGTGCGAATCATGCTCCAGGGACCCAAAATTGTGCACTCGCTTCTGGTAACAGTTGGGAATTAACAACCTCCTCGACATGCACGACGGGTCTAACCTGGGGGCCACATGGCGGTGCCGGACCCGGAGGAGAGTGCGTTCTGTTCGGCATAATGAGTGGTACGCTTTTGTATACCCCCATGGGAGTGATCGATGCCACTACTGCTGCAAATTCAGGAAACCGTTTTTGTGTAAAACCCTTGCCTCCTGCGATAAAATGTGACTTGCAGTTAAAGGATACGATACTGGATCACGGAGTGCTAACCTCAAATGAATCTTCAGACGCGAGTGTGACCGGTGTTATCGACTGCGGACGAAAGCCTGTTGTCGAGTTTCTAGGTGGTGCGGATTACACAATAGCACCTGGAGTAAATGGCGCTCTTAATGCCAATGTTGATACAACTTTAAATAAAATCACTATCAATTCCCGTGTCACAACGGTAAATGCCAGAGGCGGGGATTATAGCGCAAGTAAAGTTATCATCGTATCTCCGTGGTGAACACGGGGTTTAAGAGATTTAAATATAATCGCCAGTGCATGTAACCTCACAGCCAGATTCATACTAATTTCTACTTCACCACAGAGGATTTTGTTAAACAGTTTGAGGCGATCAACTGGAAATGGTCGCTGAAGCAGGCTAACAACTGGAACGAGTGCTATGTGACAACCTTCAAGGATATCTCTTCTGAAGAAGGGGAAGCGCGTACTTTTATGCTGTTCAATCCTAACGGGGGACTTTGAGATGGGGTTTCCTTCACCAGCTACTGACTACATTGAAGAGCGGATATCGCTGGGTAAGTTATTCATTTCTCACCCGAGCGCTACGTACTTCATGAAGGCGGCTAACACGTACTGGCGTGCCGGAATAACTCAGGGGGCGCTTCTTATCGTTGATTGCTCGGCTACCCCTTGCGATGGTTCGGTGGTCGTCTGCAAGCTGGCGGGGGAGTTTTATATTAGGCGGTTCAGGACTCACCCATATAAGCATCTTGAAAGCCTGGGCGGTGATGGTCGAAAGGACCGGATAAACACTGAAGAAGAGGACGGGATTTTTGGTGTGATCCTGCATGCGGTTAACGACATGCGTAATATGGAATTTGATGATAATCCTGTTATATAAGTACGTAGCGCGATAAATATCGCGCTATTAATTAAATTTGAATTTTATAAACTTCTATATGGAATGTCCGATGTTTCAATGGTCAAGAAATACTCATTATCTATATTCATTTGTATGCGCCTACTTATCTTTGATGCAAGCATATTTAATGATGATGCTGATAAAGATTGATTGTCGATTGGCCCTATAGTTACTGAGTTGATCGAGAGTGGTGATAACTCCAGTTCAAGATATGGGATTAGTATATTGCCTTTCGCTCTAAATTGAATACTATCCTCATCAGGAGCACAGCTAACCACTAAGCGCATTTCCTGCTCATCAACAAATGCTCCATCCTTGAATGAAAGTGCATATATATCAATGAGATAGGAAAGCTCCAGATCCATCAGCATCATATATTGACGATCTGATAATTGTAACAAAACAGGTAGGATTTTCTCTTTTATGAGTACTTCGGCGTATTCTTTAGTTTCATTGTAATCTAAAATATAATGGCAATCCAAATAATATAAATCTTCTTTTTCTTGTAATTCTGGGAAGTATGTTTCGTTGAATTCAACAGAGAACATCCCATAACTTCTCCATTGGTTCAAAGAGTCGGGTGCCATGCTGAAAGATGTAACAAATATTTTATTCTTTTCAAGCATAGAGAAGTTATCCTGTTTGATAAATTTAACAGCTTCTCTAAACCGATGAATGAAGTTTTCAGAACATTCATCAGGGAAATCTTCAAACTCCTCAAGACATTCTATTAAAATATTAAAGCCATGATTAAATTCTTGTTTGTCATTCAAAAAATTATAATCTGTTAACCAAAGTTTTGAGTTTTCTAAGATTGATTTTGTGGCATTTAGATCAGTGTAATGATAAATCACAAAAGAACTCCGACGATACAAGATTTAAGATATTGGTATCTATCTTAGCGGACATAACTCTAAAGAGTGAAGAGAATGATCACTAAGGAAAGGAGCGTGCTTACTTGATGCGAAGCAAGGGCTGATTTTTGAATTTAATGAATTGTTAACACTAACTTTTTACGTATGCATCCACCATAAATCCACGAATGCACACGAAAAAAGTGATAAGTATTTGAAATTTAGTGCATGTATTTGCAGCTATTTCAGGACGGTTTTTGCTCGTTTCTGTTCTTAACTGCTTGATATTTAACAAAAAAATATAAGAGCTGGCAGAAACAGGAATCGTATTCGGTCTCTTTTTATCTATTTTAAATTTCAGTCACTTACAGCGATCTGCCACCAAAGTACCCTAAAATTGTCCGAACTTGAATATTCGGTATTTCCCGTTATACCACACCGTTTTTAACATTCACAATTCATTTACACGCAAATTTAGGGATCATCACGCACTCTTTTATCCTGCATCCCATTGTGTCCATGCGACGACAGTCAGTGCTGTTTGCCGCTTGAGTGTATGTCGGGACAGTGGCAATCATGGAAGATCGCTTGCAAATTTGCTTACAGGAACTGGGGTAACGGAGAGGTGTAGCACACATATGCGCGGCCATTAACCGTCAACTGTTGCGGAGCTATATCTTTTATCCGGGAAAGACTACGTTAAGGACAACCGGGAAAGGAGAGGGGGCATGGCATCAATGTTGATATAACCACAACACCCCGTTATGTTTGCTGGAAAGATATGACGTGATTAAAGGATAAAGTCTTTAAACTTATCTTTATTGTCAACGAGATAGGCTGGGAATACGGGTTTTTCTAGCGCCTGCCTGATTAGCTTCCTGTCTCTTCCCCAAATATCTTCTGCATTTTTGAGTACTTTCATAATGTGTTCTGGATTATTGAAATCAGGAGTATTGTATTCCTGATGAGAAATAGTCGCCATCTTCTCAGAAATGCGTTCAGGGGACATTACCCAGGAGAAATGCCAGCCACCATTATCGATAGTTTTATTCTTTAATTTAAAGAAGTTCCATTTAAACCACGACCAATTTTTATTTTTACGGGCATGCTTTATATTTCTGAAAGATTCAGGTTCGCCATCAAAATAATTTAATAAATTTTTATATGTTGTTGCTCTCGGTAACGTGCATTTTCGGGGAGTACCATTAGTATTAAATACTTGCATATTAAACTGATAATTATAAAAATTTTGATGGATAGTCGTGCACAGATGGCGTGGGTTAATCCTGTCGATCACTGCGGGATCAAAAATTTCGTCTACATCAGAAACAAGAATGATATCGTCAGGCTGTGCGTTTACAAGCCCTTGCATAATGCTATTGCGGTGGTGCGATTCTACAGCCCAGGGATCAACTTCATTATCAGTGGTATATTTTGCACCCGGAATTTTTGTTGGGTCCGTATCGTTTACAACATAAATGATTTTATCGGCGAAACACGTGAACTTCTCGATGTCGAAATTGAGTTTCTTTGGTTTCCCGGTAAAAGTATATGTTGATTCAACAATAACGAATTTGTCAACGACATCCGAGAGTGTGTGTAGACGGATGTCTAACAACATATCTTCATCATAATATAAAAAACAATCATAAATCATCATCAATTCCTTAATCTTTTGCACCGATATCGCGCATTTTTCCTGTCACTTTATTTAATTCGTTTTCATTTAAAACTAAATGAGCGGCCAAAAAACACCTTGTACATCCCCATTACGCGAGGTAACTCACCGCCGGTGTATTTTCGCCAGCGATTGCTTCCTGCAAGCCCGGCAAACTTTGCCATTTGGGTACCCGTAAGACCGAGCGATGACTTGAGTAGAGCAAGGTCTTCCGGCGTAGGTGAGGCATAGTTTTCAATCAGAGGCATAACACACCAGTAAAAGCCGAACGGACATAGTTGGTTATCTAAATATAAGAAAATTAGGGTGGAGACAGCAATTGCATTCGTAAATCAGTATACAATTATAATCGTATCCCAACGAAATATCAGCAAAGTTTAGACACTTCAGTAATGAATAGCACCAGCATTTCTGTGACGATGATTGTACTACCTTTCGGGAGGTGAGACCCCGTGGCAAGAGGGCACGCTTTTCATACAACGGTAGTCCCTTCAGGGTTTTTCATCAACGAACCAAAACAGAAACGGGCTTAATGTTCAGTCCGCTATTGCAAATAGACATCAATCGCCCGGCAAAACGGCATGCCTTTTTGCCGGTTTTGTTAAATTTTTATGCAGAGTTGAAGAAAGCTCTCAGCGCGCTTAAAAGCGTGATTTCACCTCAGCCTCAATGCAGTCAAGCAGTTCAAAGCGACGGCGATATTCCGCCCGTTTTTTACTGGCGATATCTTCCAGGGATTTACGCTCCATCTGTAACGGCAGTTGCCAGCAGAAGGGGGAGATTTTCTTACCGTCCAGACTTGCCCAGAATTCGTCATAGCTGGCGTGGAAATGACGGCCTTTGCTCAGGCGGTAACGCAGTGCGCGGAAAACGTGTCCCTCATCACCAACAGCAAAAATTGCCCGGACGGATGAATGTGCGGCCAACTGGAAAACCACTTCCATCAGCACGCGTTTTGGAAACAGGCCATGGCAGGCGCGGGTCGCCAGTTTAATGGCGTCATGCGAGACGTTGCGACGTGGCCCCTGAAGCCCACCAATCACCAGCACTCGCTGCCCGTTGCTGCGTGCGACGCTAAACGTCAGGCTTGCGAGCACGGTATTCTCGCTGTCGCGCAGCCACAGTGTGCTTTCACCTTCCCGCTCGGCTTTGCCGGCAGAAGAGGCACTCACGGTATACGTCGCGTCGTTTTTTGCCTGAAATTGCACTATGGTCTGCTCTTGCGGGCTGGTCAGCGCGTTGGCGAGGGTGATATTTTTCAGGCTATCGACCCAGTGATAATGGCTGATGATAGCGTCAGCCCGATCGCCGGCCGTCAGGCCACGCATCAGATACTG